TGGATCGGTCAAACTTCGCGATGGCACAGACCTGTACTCGGAGCGCGCCGGTGTTCAGAGCGAGTTAGGAGAGTTGATATAATGACTGTACGTGTGACGAAAAGCGCGAAAACGATTGAAGATGGTATTCTGAACATGAAGAATGCCATGATCTTTGATTATCAAGGTTTCATGCCGCCGGATAATGATGTACGGCGAAAAATGTTTGATGACTATGTGAATACCTTGAGCGAGACATACGGAAGCAAGTACATCAAGGTGATCTCGAAAGGTTCTGTGAGTGCCTTTATCGTGAATACCGAGAACGACAAGAAGTTTCGGTATGGTGACATTCTGAAACCTGCAGGTTGGAAAGCTCCCGCACGTAATGCATCTCGTGGTAACGTGCTGGATGGTAGTTATGATATAAATTGGACAGGAGCGTGTTACTTATGAAAATTCTAAATATGTTAGGCACAGTCATGATGTACTCGGTTGTGTATGTGATTTGTCCTTTTTTCTTTGCATGTGCACTTGTTGGTGTTCAACCGTGGAGAGTTTTTTGAAATCAATTCGATTTGCTCCTAAATCTTCTTTTGACCTTGACCCATATCTTGTCATAGTTGAAAGAAACGGTAGGTTCTGTCGTTGCATACAATACAACAAAGCAAATACTTTCACAATACATGATGTGATAAAAGAACTGCGGCAGACCTATCCATCTTCAAAAGGTTATAGAGTGAGTTACTGATATCAAATTAAATAGCCTTTCTTCTTCTGTAATAATTCTAATAGTATTTTTATTAATGTGTGTAGTTTGGTGATATGAACATTTATCTAGACATGGATGGTGTTATTGCTGACTTTTTTACAGAGTTAGCCAGACACTATAACGTTAATCATTGGAAAGATTTACCAAACAAGGATGAATCCGTAAAGGCACTCAAGGGTACTGATTTTTTTGAGCGACTGCCAAAGTTTCCAACGTCAGATGAATTAGTTGAGTATATTCATACACTTACGAATGGTGAATGGTATATTCTATCTGCTCCTTTGCGTGAAGACCATGAACACAGTACAGCCATGAAAAGAAAATGGTTGGTCAAACATGGTTACACGCCCAAGGATGCATACTTTGACAGTAGAAAAGAAAAGTATGCTATCGATGAGAATGGTCGAGCGAATATTCTGATTGATGACCGAGAAGAGAAGTTAACATCTTGGACAAAGAATCATGGCATTGGTATTCTTTATCAAGCCAATGAACATTCGGTTGACGATCTTAAGAGACTGATAAAAAGATTGTACTCATCTATAAATCCTAACTTAATTACTGGTTCTATTTTTACGTTGCCTTAAAATGAAAAAGAAACCATCAAAACTTAAACGAATTGTTCGGGATCCGAATGGACCGTTTCGTATGCGAGTGGTGAGTGATAAAACGAAATACACTCGTAAGACTAAGCACAAGAATAAGGAAGACGCATGATTTTTACACGTAAGTCCATTATCAGTGGTATTAATCGGGATATGGACCTTCCCGTAACACAAGAGCAATATGACCGTTACAAAAGCGGTTGGTATGTACAGGATGCATTTCCTAACCTTTCAGACGACGAGCGAGAATTTATCATTAGTGGTGTGACGGCCGAGGAGTGGTCTAACATCTTTGGTGATGAGGAGCAATAAATGAGCAAAGTGGAACGATACATAAGAGTATATCTGCGCCCGTAGCTCAATCGGATAGAGCATCGGCCTTCTAAGCCGAGGGTTGCAGGTTCGAGTCCTGCTGGGCGCGCCAATTTTATGAGAGGATTATATAATGGGTCTTGACCAATACATGATGAAACGTAATGGAAACCTAACTTCAGGCGACACTGATGAGACAGATGTAGTTGAGATTGCTTACTGGCGCAAGAGGCGTCACATTCAAAATTGGATGGAAGAAAAGTGGCGTGAACTCGGCAATACTGGTGAGTTTAATTGCGTAGCGCTTGACATGACTCATGAACTCTTAGATAAACTCGAAAAGGATGTTGCACATAATAAACTTGACGAGTATGATGCAAGTGGTTTCTTTTATGGCTCTTTTGACTTCACAGAAGAGGATGAGCAATATCTATTGAGTACCATTCTGGAATGCCGTAAGGCCATTGATGATGGATGGCATGTTTTCTACGATAGCTGGTGGTAGTATATGACTGAGAAAGAATTCAAGGTCATAGAGATACCGTTATGGATACACATCCTAGTACAAACGATCGTTGGTCTTGTATTCTTACTCGCCCTATTCTATAATCTATTATAAAATAAATACTTGAAAATGAAACATCTAGAAGATTTCCTTTTTTATTTTCCGACAGGAATACGTTCCCTATTTGTAACAGGAGTATCTATGATTATAGAAATACTTTATGTTGCTGTTATTGCGATTTGTTGTTGGATGTTAGTACGTTGATTATACTAGATATAACAGGCGGCATAAAACGAGACAGAATACTTGCTGAAAAGGTGATTAAATTCTGTATCAAAAAACTATTGCCACGTCATCGCAATCTAGATATAACCTGTACACTCAGCGATACACTTAAGGATGGTTTGTATGGCTGGTGTATCGATTCTTATGAAAAGAAAACTTATGAAATTGGAATAGACAAAAGACTATCCAGAGATGGTATTATAGAAAATGTTGATGATGGCATCGATGCGTTCATTACGACTATCTGTCATGAGATGATACACGTTATGCAATACGCAACAAAAAAATATGTCCAGCCAAGTGCGTCGTATCAAATGTGGAAATGCAAAGATAGCAAATATAGAAACTATGCACGAACTGATTATAATAAACAGCCATGGGAGACACAGGCCTATGCGATGGAAGATGCATTAGCAGAAGAGTTCATAGAAACTTATAATGAGTAATTGAAATGGAAGGTTTATTATTATTGTTAGCGATTGGGTTTCTAACATATTATTTTATACGACATCCTTTAATAACAATATCTGTTATACTTAAAGTGTTAGGTTTATTGATTCTAGGAATACTTGTACTCGGTGCAATTATTTTTGGTGTTGCTTTACTTGGACATGGATTATAATGAAATATAAAGAATGGTACACGCCAGGATATGGCACAGAGAAGGTCGGCCCGTTTCTCATTGGTTTGATGGAAATGGCTCGACCACAAAAGGTATTAGAGATTGGGTTTGGTTACACCACGCCTTTTCTTATGGAAGGCTTGAAAAATAATTTTGAATTGCATTGGGATGGTAATTGCGATCCTGAATTCATGAAAACAAAATACGACCCACGATTGGTTGTGATTGATGATCAAAGTCTAGAAACAGATGAGACTAGAGCAGACAATAGACGAAAGTTGATTACTGATCATACATCAAACATGGTTGACTTCATTGAAGGCGACTTCATGAGTCCAGATATTATGTCTCAAGTGAAAGACACTCACTCTGAATTTGATATGTGCTGGTTTGATTGTGGAGGTCCAATCGAATTGCAATTCTTTCTTGACAATTATCTTGATATAGTCAAAGAGTATTTTGTCGTTCACTTTACTTTCTTCAAAGGTAAAGAAAACAAGAACGGCGAGACTATATCAAAGTTTCTAGAAACCAAATCACATATACAGCGATTAGATATAATCGAGCCACATAAGTACCGACAAGGTAGCATCACTATTTTAAGAAAGACTTGATTATGAATTTTTCGTTAGAGTATTGTCTTAGTCTCGAAGAAAAGGTAAAGATCTTAGAAAAGAGATGTGATATGCAACAAGAAATTATAGAAGAAATCAATTTCTTGTTGAGATATTATGCCAACAACGTTGAAAGGAAAATGAAAGAACATGAGCAGTTTGTCAAATCTTGCGAAGACCTTGCAGAGCAAGAACAAGCCGTCAACGCTGTTTGAGAGAACACCGCTTTCAAAAAATTTTATAGAAAAGTTTCCTGTCATTAATGTAGACTTGATGCCTTTGGCTTCAAAAGAAATTCCCGATCAGGACTTAACACTTAATGAGAATCTTGAAAGACAGATTCGCGAATACGGTGATACTCAGTACAAAAGAACCAATGTCAAAGCACATATGACTGATTGGTTCATGCATGATAACTCAAAAGGTTTTCAGTGGGTTTGCAATAGAGCAATTGATATTGCAACAGAAAATAATCCACATCAACTAGATATGATTGCTTATGATTGTTGGGGTGCCATATACAAAGATGGTGACTATACAATCATGCATAATCATTGGCCGCATCTTTGGAGTTTTGTTTACTATGTGAACTGTCCTGAAGGTTCGGCACCATTGAACTTTGACAAGGCCGAGAAACCTTTGCGAATTATGCCAAAGACAGGTATGATGGTTATGTTTCCTGGCTGGGTCAATCATTCGGTTCCCGCACATATTGGTGATGATAGAATTGTCATTGCTGGTAATCTCACAATAAATCCCTTCTCACATATTCAGACACTAGAGAATCGCGGATTAGGCCAATGGCGTTCTGTCTACGGCAACAGAGGCAACGTCAACAGGTTGTAGTTCACTTATAAATACTTCTATAACTTAGGAGTGTTTGTAATTGTGAAACTTCAAGATATTTCAAACTTTGCTGGACTTGATGGTTTTTGCTGGTTTGTTGGTCAAGTAGAAGCTCGTGTAGTATCATATGATGCAGGAACAAGAACTGTAACACAAACTACATATGATGATTTTGGTGAACCAGATGGAACTGAGCAAGTTCAAGTTTCCGGTTCAGTAACAACTCCTGATCCTTTACGATTGGGTAGAGTTAAGGTTCGCTGTATAGGTTATCATACTCAAGACAGAGATCAGTTGCCCACTGAGGATTTACCGTGGGCGACTGTGCTGCATCCAATAACATCTCCTGGCATTAGCGGTGTCGGAACAAATCCATTTCTAATAGAAGGAACCACAGTGTTTGGTTTCTTTCTTGATGCACATGATAAACAGCATCCTGTTATTCTAGGTTGTTTTGCAGGACGTGATGCACCAGGCGCATCATCTGATTATCGTGTATCATCAAGAACTGGTGCAACAGGGCCGACACTCGCAGATGCAGAACCATACGAACAGACAGGTGAAGTAGAGCATGATGCAGAAGATGTTGTTACTTGTGCAGAAAATGGTGTGTTTGGCCCATCATCTTCAGTCGGTTCAGGACCAAATGCTAGAACAGTATACTCAAACTATAATGAAGGCGCAGCAAATTCTAACATCAGAGGACTTCTTAAAGAGTACGGTGGCCCAGGCGTCGCTAGGTATGTTGGAAATAAATCCGATAGTCAACTTCTATGGTGTGCCGCTTGGGCATCAGCCGCACTCAATCGTTGTGGTTTTAAAAGTCCAAACACAACTGGATCTCAAGTATTCGGATCTAACGCATCTCAATATGGTGATGTGATAGCAACGGGTAAAGACTTTTCTGTAGATAAACTTAAAAAAGGAGATGTAATAGTTTATAAGTGGCCTCCTGGCAGTGGTTCTACAGGTCATGTTGGATTTTATACTGGTAAATCAACAGCTAACCAGATTGGTGTTTTGGGAGGAAATCAAAGTAATACATTATCTTCAAAACTCATGGGTACTAAAGATATTGCATATGTTGTTAGACCGAGAAGGGCAAGTGCTTCACTAACGGCCTCTGCGGCTAGAGAGATTTAAAATGATCGCAGACCCTAAATTACCAGGCAAAGTATCGGCAGCAATTGAGGGAATTCAATTTGATGATTTTGGCGAAACTTTAATAAAAACAGCAGAATCCGCTAGAGATGTCATTCCTGACTTGATCGATAATGAGGTCTTGAGTAGTTTACAAAGTGCTGCAAAAGGTCTTGAAGGTTTATCTATACCAACAAGTCTTGCAGATATGCCGGACATTGCAAAAGAACTTTCTGGCGAAATCAATTTAACAAAACAAAAGCTTGATGCTGTGATCAGTCAGTCACTTGGTAGTCTAACAACAAGTGCGGCTACTCTTGCTCCATTAATGAAGGATAAATCTGTTGAAGTGCTCGGGCAACTTCGCAAAGCCATTCCACAGATACCCGAACTACCTAACATAAATTTGCAAGGCCAACTTGGTGATATGCTTTCCAATAAACTCGGTGGATTAAATGTGGCATCACAATTGTCGTCTATAAAGGATACCTTTGGTGAGGCATTAACAAACAAAGGTATAGACTTAGATAATCTAGTTGATACTTTGACATTTGCTGCGGACCCTAATGTGCTAACACAATTGGGTGATATGGATGATTTGATTGATAATATGAAATCAAAGATAGAGAATCTGGGCAACCCATTAGGAGAACTTACTAAGTCGTTTGAGATAGTTCAAAATGTTGGTGGGTCATTATCTGATGTTGATGTTGAACGAATAAAAGAAACAATGGACTCACTTGATAGAACAGAAATTGTTAATATCGTTCGAGAAGAAATTCAAATCCCATCAATAAACAAGCAGGCGTTGAAAAGTTTGAAGAATAACCTTACCTCTCAAGTTGGCCAACTAGAAGGACTTAAAAATAAACTGAAAGGTTTAGTTGGTAAAGGTAGTGGTGACATATCTGATATGATCTCTAAGGTTGTTCCTAATCTTGAAAAACTTCCCTCTGGTGAAATTGTAGAGAAGGCAAAAAAGTCTCTTTTGGCTGCTGTTGATTCCGTACAAGAACAAGCAACTGAATTGAATCTAAATGCTAACGTAACATTGATAACTAAGAAACTAGAGAACAATATTGCAGCATTTACTGCTGGAGAGGGTAAAGGAAAAATTGTTTTTGATGATCTTGCTAAGAAAGTTAAAATAGAACTTTCAGATGCAAAAGAACAACTTTCAAAACTTGATATACCCAAAGATTTGGATAAAGTGATGAGTCAAGTTACAGAGCAAATGAAATCTGTTGATGGAGAAATCCTGAAATTCTCTCAGGCATTAGCTGAGAACGCTCCTACTCTAAGGAAAAATGTTCAGAGACAAGTAAACAATCTTCCTATAGAACTCAAAGGTCTGTTTTCTGCTGGTCAGGAAACTCCTTTAGACTTGACTGCTCTTTCTAGTAAAATAGAGGATGCAGGTAAACTTTTAGAGGGGGCTGCTGATAAACTTAAACCACAACTAAAAAAGGGTGCCTCACGATTGAGGGAAGCGATTGAAGAGATCGCATAAAAGAGCAATACTATGATAGAAACAATATACGGACCAAACCCTATACAAGACTCAGGCAAAGGTGGACATTCGAACCAAGGCACACCTGAAGCTTCAAAGGGCACTTTACCTGATGGAACTCAAGGTCAGGAACTTGAACCTAGCACTAAAAGAGCCAGGTCACTAGAACATAGAAAAGAAAATGGAAACGGTATACCTGTAGCGACTAAACCAAACTTATCATCTGTATCAGATGATCCAAAGGTTTCCGGCACACCAGAAGATCCTGAACAATTGCGAATGAGTGAGCCACATTATGCTGGTGTTGATCCTAATGATGAAACTTATGTGAGTGCTCAGTATCCTTATGTTCACGTTGAAAAAAGTGAGGCCGGGCACCTTAGAGTTGTGGATGATACTCTTGGTGGCGAACGATTGCTCACTCAACACAAGACAGGAACACTTGATGAGTATTTACCAAACGGTGACAAAAGAGTAAGGATTATAGGCGATGGGTATGAAATCATTGCTGGACAAAAAAATATATTCATTGGGGCAGGAGGTAGAGCTAGTAGAGAGGATGCTCTGAACCTTACTGTTAACGGTAATGTTCGTCAACTAGTAAAAGGCGATTATGTATTAGAAGTTGAAGGTGACTATTATGAAAAAGTTCATGGTAGTAGATACACAAAGATTGGTGCCAAAGGTGGCGGTGGTAACTATGAGATAGAAATACGAGGCAACTATTCTGCACAGATTAACGAAGACTATAAATTACACGTTACAGAAGACTATGACTTAGTGGTTGATAAAAATAGAACAAGTATCATAAACGGTAAGGATATACTTGGCGTCACAGAAGATATTTCACTTATATCAACCACAGGAAATATCTTGTTGTCGGCTATGAAGAATGTTGCTATCAATACAAACGATAGTGCTGCAGGAACCATTTCATTGAAGGCAGCAAGTAATATTGATACTCGTTCTACTACAACGACAGATATAACCGCTGGAACCATACTTAATCTTCATTCTGGTGATCAAACGCCAACCTCGACCAATAGGATAAATTTAAACCCGTGATTCTTCTCTACAAAAAAAGTATAGTTACGGTTGATGTATTTTACTTCTTGCCAGACTATACAAATATTTTGCAGGAGTTTATTTGGCAAACAGAAGATGTTGTTCCACAATATCCAAGAGTGCATAAATTTCTAAACTATTGGAAAGACAACATCGATGCTGTCATATCAGAGGTCATAGTTGTAAATGCGGATAATCATGAATATAGGCCAGTAAAGGCGACATATACCATTGAATGATTCTTTATAAATAATAAAAAATAACGGAGTGTTCAGTGGCCACAGTAGAAAGAACAGGTTCATTTAAAGAACTCACAGCACTTAGAGATGCAGAGAGACAAAGTAACTCAACTCTAAATGTTAAGACATATAGAGACTTAGATCTGTTCTTTACACGCCGGTCAAGAGATAGCGATGTTAATGTTCTTACAAACATCACAGCAGTCAAGAGGTCAGTTCGAAATTTAGTTTTAACAAATTTCTATGAGAAGCCTTTTCATCCTGAGATTGGTTCTGGTGTCAGAGACTTGTTGTTTGAGATTGTCAGTCCATTGACTGCAATTGCGTTGGCACAATCTGTGGAAGATGTCATCAACAACTATGAGCCTAGAGCATTGTTGTTGGGTGTTGACGTTATCGATAACATAGATGCCAATGCATATGATATAACAATAACCTTTGAAGTGATAAACATTCCAGGCGAAATAGTTCAATTAGATGTGCTATTGGAGGCATTGCGATAATGGCAAACAATCAAAAACTAGACATTTCTAAACTTGATTTTGATTCAATCAAGGATAATCTTAAAACCTTTTTAAAGAATCAGGATCAGTTTCTTGATTATGATTTTGAAGGTTCCGGTATGAGTGCATTGTTAGATGTGCTCGCATATAATACTCATTATCTTAGTTTTCATGCCAATATGGTTGCTAACGAAATGTTTATCGATAGTGCAGCTCTACGTTCAAGCGTGGTGTCTCATGCCAAGACTTTAGGATATGAAGTCAGATCAGTTCGTTCTCCAAAGGCTAGAGTGAATGTATTTTTGAATGATCGTGCATTGTCTACTGCAACTATGAATGCTGGCCAGGTATTTACTACTAAGATTGATAATGTTAACTATCAATTTGTAACTGTATCTGATTTTACTGCTTCTCAATCTGGTGATGGTCTTTTGTTTGCAGATGTACCGATTTATGAGGGTACATATATCACAACTAGATATACTGTTGACAGCACTGACGTTAATCAAAAATTCTTTCTAACAAGTAATGTAGCAGACACTTCTACACTTACCGTTAAAGTACAAAATTCTTCAACCGATAGCACTACCGAAACATATACAAAAGCAACAGACATTACACAGTTGACAGGAACGAGTGCTGTTTATTATTGTCAAGAAACGGACGATGGTAGGTTTGAAGTGTACTTTGGTGATGGTGTTGTAAGTAAGGCTCTATCCGATGGCAACATAGTTATTCTTCAATACGTTGTTACTAACATTGGTGAAGCAAACGGTGCTTTTTCTTTTACTGCCTCTGGTGCAATCAATACGGTTACTAATATTGATACGATCACTATTGAGGCTGCAAATGGTGGTGCATCAGCAGAGAGCATTCAATCCATAAAATTATCTGCTCCAATGGACTATGCTACGCAGGGACGTTGTGTTACTGCAAATGATTATAAAGTTTATGTGAAAAAACTTTATGCTGGTGCTGAAAATGTTCAGGTGTTTGGTGGAGAAAATGGTTCTTTTGATCCTAGTCTTGGTGTTATAAGCACACCAGATTATGGTAAAGTGTTTATTTCCGTAAGTAATACTCAAGGAACAAATCTTAGTTTGCAAGAAAAGAATTCCTTGTTAAGTGCTTTGGAACCGTTTAAGGTTGCGTCGATTACACCTGTCATTGTGGATCCAGATTTTACATATGTTTTTCTTACAGTGAACTTTAAGTTTGATTCCAATCTGACAACTAAGACAAAAGATACTTTAGAGACTGAGGTTACATCTACGATTACATCATACAACACAACGGAGCTTTCAAAGTTTGATGCAGTGATAAGAAATTCTTTCCTATTAAGAACAATTGATAATACAGACAAATCTATAACAAGTAGTTCTGCTGTTCCAAGATTAGCAAAATATTTTTCACCTACTCTGGATGTTGCTTCAGATTATAATTTATATTTTAATAATGCATTGTTTAATCCTCATAGTGGTCATAACGAAGCACTTGGTGGTATTCTTGCCTCTTCAGGGTTTACTATCTTTGGTAGAAATGAAGAACACTTTTTCGATGATGATGGTAATGGTAATGTGAGAGCTTATTATATTGCTATAAATGGGGATAGAGTTTATACAAATCCAAATATTGGTACAGTAAATTATACTACTGGATATATTAAAATTGATCAAATCAATATAACATCTATTTCTGATGTTGATGGCGATACTTCTACTCTTATCCGAATTGTTGTTGTGCCTAATTCACGAGATATTGTTGCACTTAGAAATCAAATTCTTGAACTTGATATGATTAATACTACTGTAACTGGTGAGATTGATAGTATTGCTGTGGGTGATGATAGCGGCGGAGCATCTTATGTTGCTCCTTCTGCATCTGTAAGTCCAACAGGATCAGGTTATTAAAAATGGGTGATTCAGAACTAACAACTAAGGTATCAAATCTTATTGATGGTCAGGTTCCTGATTACATTCAGGCTGACCATCCTATATTTGTTGATTTTCTAAGACAGTATTATAAGTTTCTAGAATCTGCACAGATAACCATAACAGGAACAGTAGATCAGGTTCTGCTTGAAACCGCATCAACTAGTTTTCTTACATTAGATGGCACCGATAGATTTAGTTCAAATGATTCAAGTAAAATTGTTTTTGAGGACAGCACAGGTAAGTTTGAGGTTGGCGAAACAATCACTGGTGGGACAAGTAAAGCAACAGCTAAAATACTAGTAGACGATAACGAAACTCTTTACATTTCTGCTAATCAAAGATTTAAAGAAGGTGAAACAATCACAGGCGGCACTAGTGGTGCGACAAGCACTCTGGTTAAGTATCGTGCTAATCCTGTTCAGAACATTCAGCAACTTTTTGAGTATGCAGATCCAGACAACACAGTAGATCATTTTCTTAATGCGTTCAAAGATTCCTTTATGGAATCCATACCAACATCTCTTGCAAGTGGTGTATCCAAACGAAACCTGATTAAACAGATTAGAGATCTGTATGCAGCAAAGGGTACGTCAGAAGGTCATAAACTTTTCTTTAGAATTTTGTTAGGCCAAGAGGCTGAAATATATTACCCTGAAAAGGATATGGCAAGAGTGAGTGATGGTAATTGGGCAAAACCAATTATTATTCGTTGTACTTCTGATTCACCAAGCGCTGTTCCTGCTGATATGGTTGGTAAGAATATTACTGGTGCGTCTTCTGGAACAACGGCTCAGATTATTGACGAATATACTTTTCAACAAGGTTCTGATACTGTAGTTGAATTTACGCTTCGAGAAGATACTATCGAGGGCACTGGATTTACTGTATCAGAAACATTTACAGGTATATCTGAAACAGCAGATATAACAATGCAATTTACTGTGCAATCAATTGTTACTAGTATTGCGTTAACTGATGGTGGATTACTTTATGAAAAAGGTGATACATTTATATTAGATACGTCAGTTGGCAATGGCCAAGCAACTGCTCAAGTAAGTGAAATAAGTTCTGGTAATATTAGTGATGTTATTATTGATGACGCCGGCACTGGTTATAAAGTTGGTGATGCTGTTAAGTTTACAGATACAAGTGCTGATGTTGATTCTGTTTCTGCTCGTGCGTTTGTATCTGTTGTTGGTGGTAGGTTGGCCACTGAAGATAGTACAGATAGTACGGCAGAAAATATTCTTTTAGAAGATAGTACAAAACAACAACTTGTTCATCCTAATATTTTATTGAATGGTACTGAACTAGCAACTGCTGCATCAGAACCATATGCTGTATTTGGTACTGATAAGAGGTTTAGTGATACTAAATCATATTACTATCCTTTATATGCCGATAAAAGAAAGGCACAAGTAAGTGCAACTACAACAGGCGGAGCTATTGGTAATGTTCTTGTCGCTAATGCTGGCTCTGGTTATTCTAATGGAACCTATTATGCAGCGGTGTCTGGTGATGGTGACAATCAAGGAACAGCCACTGGTGCAGTTTTAAGAATTGTTGTTAGAGAAAACAAAATTGCGGCCTTTGGCACTACACTCGCAACGGAAACTACGATTCATAGGTCAGGTAGTGGTTACACTTTTGGTAATGTAAGACTTACAAGTGGATTTACTTTTTCTGATCCAGAGTTAACCACTACTTCTGATATGGGTGGAAGTGATGGTTTGATATTGGTAATACCAAATGTAGCAGATGTAAAAGCTAATGCTTATGTTTTTGATGAATTTCCTAACGTAATTTTTTGGATGCCAAATGACAATCAGAATAATGCCAAGTCAACCTTTGATAGTGATATTTACGATTTGTTTGAGGCTCGTGGTTCAGTTCTTAATGAAGGGTTTCAATTACGACAAGAAGATGGAACAACTGGCACGGGATTAGGCGATAAATTATTATCTGAATCTTTAGATTTGATAACAGATACCTATGGCGATTCATCTGATTCAATTGTTTTAGAAACTGAAACCCTAAGTTCTTCTGATCAAGGCAAAATTATTAAAATTCATTTGGCCAATTCTGGTGGTGGATATACTTCACTTCCTACATTAAGTATTATTTCAGAAAATGGTGCAAATGCAAATCTTATTGCAAACACAAATACTATTGGTAAAGTTACTGAAATTAAAATTACTGATAATGGATTTAAGTATTCAACTGCTCCAGATGTAGTAGCAAATACAAACTTTATTGTTAAAGATGTCACTGGTACATTTGGAATAGGAAATACATTTACAACTCACAGTGGTGCGGTAGTTGCATATGATGCAGATACACAAAAACTTGAAATAGGCACTGCAACAGGTTTGGGTAATAAACCTGTTGCAACAGAAACAATTTCATTAGAACAATCTGGAACATACAATGATGGTATTCAATTAGAAGATTTTGATATTGTTGAACCAGGCAGGCCAGATCATGGTCCTGTTGCTACAATTTATAAAGTTGTTGATGAAGTCGGTTCTGGTTTCAATCTTAATAACTCTGCTGCATTAGGGACAAATATTCTTTTAGAAAATGAAATAGGAAAAATTTTAACAGATGCTCATGATGCCGATATTTTCCAAATCAGTTTAGAAAATGATGGTGATAGACTTGAATTTAATATTAGATTAGAGGACAATGTTGCTGACCTTGGTGATGAGGGCCGTGGTCGTGAGAATATTTTATTAGAGTCTGGTGAAAGAGATAGAATTATTCTAGATGGTTTTAATGTCGGCGGAGACGGTTATAGCATTTCTGATGCAGAAGTTTATCTGGTCACCGAGCACATCAGTAACAATCTAATTTTTGATGGAACAGATTCCAGTGGTTCAGATGCTGGAGATAATTTCATAATTCGTGATTTTGAATTAGTTCGTGAAACTGATAATATTCTTTTAGATGGTACAGATGGTGCTCAGGCTGATCAAAATTCTGCTGTTCTTTTGGATGGTACAGATAGTCTTTCGGCCGATGCTGGAGATCAGTTGTTATTGCAGACTGATTCAAATGATCTTATATTCATAAATCATGGACGGTCCATAAGACACGTCAATACTCCAAGCAGCAGACTACTTGGAGAAAATTTAGATACGTTTGTTACAGAAAAAACACCAGAGAAAACTAATGTAACGTCTGGTGATGTTTTATATAATCAAATTATTTTTGATGGTGATCAATCTGATGGTATGGGTGATCTTCTTCTAGAAGATGGTAATAGATTACTAAACGAAAATTCTGGTAATAATCTTCTCTTAGATGGCACAGATGATTCTTCTAGTGATGCTGGTTCCGAGTTATTGATGGAGGATGAAACTCTAGGTGATAAACTTGTTTTAGATGGAACAAATACTTCCTCTCTCAATGCCGGCGGTGAAATTCTTACGGAGACTGATCCAAATTTTGTTAACACTGTTATAACAGATTCCGGTGGTGCAACAGCAACAATTATTGCACAAGGCACACTAGATGCTGATACATCTATTGGAACTACTGTAACTAGAATTGGTTCATATCTTGATGATGATAGTCATCTTAGTGAAGAAGTTATTCGTATTCAAGACTCGCATTATTATCAACAGTTTTCTTATGAGGTAAGGGTTAACGCAGCCGTATCTGAATATATGAATGAATTGAAGGCTTCAGTTCATCCTGCTGGGTTTGCTCCATTTGGTAAGATTGCAATTGCAACAGAAATTTCAGCAGGCATTGATGTCACTGCATCTGGTGTTGTTGATGCTACAGTTGATGACACATTTACACCAGAGCTTGCCTCACTGTTCAGGTTGATATTTGGTCCAACCATAAAAGTTAATCACGGCATTCGTGAGAATGTTCTTTCAACAGACGGTGAGAGCAGTTTGTTTGATTCTCTTTTGACAGAGAATGGTGTCGCTATTGGCGATAAACTTTTAGAAGAAACAGATGGCGATAATCTACAGTTTGAAAGTGGACTTGATATTGCGATAGAAAACTCTCCCAAATCTGGTGACGGTAGTGTTCTTTTGGAAACAGGCACTGGTGGTGGTTTGTTACTTATGGAAACAGCACTTGGTGAGAATGGCATTCTTGATAAGTCAGTTTCAAAGGTAACAAAACTTAGTGTTACGCCGCAACTTGTTAAAACAAAAAGGTCTTATGGTGCGCCTTTATTTGCTAACACTCTGCCTGGGTCACTTTTCTTTGATAGACCTGGCGTTCAATTAGAAGCTGGTAATAGAGATAAAGCTCCTATTATTATGCAAGATAATTTGGTGTTGGATGGTTTTGATGAATACGGAACTGGTGTCGGAGATAGAATAGTCTACGAGGACTCTTTAGATAACTCAACTTCCTCTGCTGTCAAAATTGATGAAACAGGTTCATTATCAATATCAGATATTGTTAGTCTTAACACTGTGGGTTATATTGAATCTGCTGGTGGAGATAGAAACTTTACTGAGGAGCCTGAGGGTAGTATTGTATTTGAACAAAGTGCAGCATCTGATGAATTAGTTCTAGAAGATTTCATCGTGTTTGAGTTGAATGCAGATGAAGTAAGAAACGAGGTAATAATATCAGAGAACGGTCAAAACATATTACTAGAAACCACTGGTAGGTTTAGAGATACTGAAGTTGGCCGCATAGCAGTTGAGTCTGGTTCTGAGGATAATGCTTTCCTTAAAAACGGTTCTGATGTCAACATTCTTAAACTGGAAACAGAGACAGATGCAAATGGTTATCTGATAGGTGAGGATGATACCATCAGTGCTGTAGATCGTAGTATCAATGTTGTTATAGAAAGTGGTCTTCTTGAAAATGAAAAGATAATGACTGAGGGTAGTCTGATTGAATTTGAAGGTGACACTAATGTTGGAACCATTCCAGAAAGGAATTTTGGTAACAGAAACGTTGTGCCGTTCACAAGAGAAGCCAGAGTTCATATAGAGTTAGCTGCGTCCAGATTAGCATTACAGGATGAACGTAATACTGAAGTTTTCATAGCGTTGGATGGTACAGATAGTTCATCAACAGATGCTGGTGATAATATTATACTTAACGGTACATCTGCCGTTCTGGATATCGAGGAAAATATTCTTCTGGACGGCACTGACGCAGCACAAAGTGATGCAGGTTCAGCAGTAATTTTGGACGCAAGTGCTTCTGGCACTGATGTTGGAGAAAATCTGTTATTGGATAGCACTGGTGGCCGGGATGCTGGTGATCGTATTCAACTTATGAGCACAAATTATGTCTTGGTGCCAGGCAATGAAGGTGGGTTTGTTTTATTGAATGGCACAGATGGTTCATCAACAAATGCTGGTGATGAATTGTTGTTAGAATCTGGAACGCTTGAATTCTTAGAACAAAACAGTATAAATGTGTCAGTTGGTGCCACAGCAGAAGATGGCGGTCTTGCTTTACCAGAAAGTGAAATTTCAAAAGATTTATTGGCGAATTTTGATTCTACTCTTGGAACATTTGATTCAACGACTATAACTTTTGATGCTGCATAATAATCATTATAAATAATAAAAGATGAGGGGCAATAAATGGCATATCAATCAATAGGATTAGGTGCAACTGCTAATGATGGTAGTGGTGATACGCTGAGAGATGGCGCAACTAAAGTTAATGCTAACTTTGTAGAGTTGTATACTGCTCTTGGTGATGGTAGTTCTATAAGTAGTGGTATCAGTGCATCAGATACTGTTATATCACTGTCTGCTCCTAATATTAGTGGTGTTGTTGCGGGAACACAAACCTCTGCCACAATTACTACACTTACATCCACGACTGTAAACGCAGGAACATTATCACTTGCGGCTGGTTCTATAACAGATAGTTCTGGTTCTATTAGTTTTGGTAACGAAAATATTTCTACTACAGGCACGGCAACTCTTGCCACTGTAGATATTAATGCGGGTGCTATTGACGGAACAACCATTGGTGCTAACTCAGCGGCAGCAGGTACTTTTGCTGCAATCACAGGTTCGTCTTTGGCCATTACTGAGGATGGAACGATTGTTTTTGAGGGTGCCACTGATGATGGTAACGAAACCACATTAACAGTCACAGACCCAACAGCAGATAGAACAATTACACTTCCCAATGAAACAGGAACTGTCATAACCACAGGTTCTTCTGATGCAGTAACAGGAAATATGTTGAAGAGTTCTTCCACATTGCTCATAGTAAATTCATCTGGTACAACGTTAAAAACAGTTATTGGTGCTGGTAGTGCATCATAAATATAAACTAGGAAAATAGAAATGGCAGCTATTATCACAGAAAAATTTAGACTTCATAATGCCGACCAGTTTGAGGAATCATTTACTGAGTCAGCTAATAACACTTATTATCTTTTTATAGGTAAGAGTACACCATATACTTCGGGAACAAGCGGTGGTTCTGATTCATCGCCGCCGACTCCTGTTGATGGTCCTTCTGATGAGTTCTTTTCGTGGGATGACATGCTTGCTGCCAAAAAAATAACTTCTTCAGAAGTTCAACGTGTCATTCCACGTAGAAACTGGGCAAACAGTACCAAGTTTGATATGTACCGGCCGGACTATAGTGCTTCTGTGACAGCAACGTCTGGTGCTACTAACTTATACGATTCCACTTTTTATTTTATGACTTCTGATTTCCGTGTGTATAAAGTTCTAGACAATAATGGTGGAACTGCCTACAGTGGTACTGAACCGACAAGCACTGCAAATGCTCCGTTTTCGTTAGGTGGTTATGTGTTGCAATATATGTATTCTTTGACAAGTGCTCAGATTAACAATTTCCTTACCGCTGATTTTATACCCGTGACCACGGATTCTGCTGTTAGTTCAGCTGCAACAGATGGTGCGATTGATTCTTTGATTGTCACTGGTGGTTCTGGGTATACAAACGGAACCTATTATGCAGCAGTTTATGGTGATGGTACAAGTCAAGGCACTTCTTCGGGTGCGATTGTAAGAATCACCGTGTCGAGTGGTGTGATTCAACCCTTTGGTTTGACGGCAGGAACAGATACTACAGTTCATGCAGCGGGTAGTGGTTATACTTTTGGTACGGTAAATCTTGCAAGTGGTTACACATTTTCAGATGCAGACTTGAGCACTGCTTCTGCAATCGGTGGTTCTGGTGGTTCAATCTCAGTGGTAATTGGTCCGAAAGGTGGTCATGGTTCTAATGCTGTGCAAGAACTTGGTGGCCATTTTGTAATGTTGGCATCAACTCTAACGGGTGCCGAAGGTGATGATATTACAACAGGAAATGATTTTAGAAAGATCGGTCTTGTGGTTGACCCTAATACATACGGAACATCTTCTGTTGCATCAGTTACTACAGCAAGAATGACATACGCACTGAAACTTACCTCACAGTCTGGTACTTTTGATGCAGACGAAAAGATTAGTCAAGCTTCAACTGGTGCTATCGGTAAAGTTGTCGAATGGGATTCTACAAACTCAATTCTGTACTATTCACAAGAAAGATTTGGTGACTACGGAACAAATGGCACTACTGGTGCATACGTTGCTTTTAGTGGTGCGAATGCTGTTACTGGAGCAACATCCAGTGCAACAGGAACGCCAGATGCCAGTGCTGATAGTGCCGTAACTCTTGCTGGTGGTAATACAATTACCTTTACAGATGGATATGCAAATCCTGAATTAGCTGTTGATAGCGGAAATATTATTTACTTGGAAAATCGTAAGCCAATCAGTCGGTCTAGTGATCAGATTGAAGATATAAAAATCATAGTGGAGTTTTAAATGCCAGAATCTACAAATCTAAACGTAACACCGTACTATGATGATTTTGATGCAACTGAAAATCATGTAAGAACGTTATTTCGGCCTGGCTTTGCTATTCAGGCAAGAGAACTGACGCAAATTCAGTCTACACTTCAAAACCAAATTGAAAAAGGATTTAGTCATATCTTTAAAGAAGGGACTATGATTATTCCTGGCTCGACTACTTATTTGGGACGCGACACAGCACCAAGATATATTAAAGTTCAGAGCACTTTTGGTGGCGAAACTGTTGATGTATCGCAGTATGTAAATGAAGATGTGCCTGTTACATTAACTGGTGCTACTTCTGGTGTTAAGTTTAGAGTGATTGCTGCTACTGAAGCAACGGAAACAGATCCGGCGACACTTTTTGGTGTTTATACTTCAAGTAATCTTTCTGGAAGCAGAACCTTCACTGAAGATGATGAAGATGATGTATCTAATCGTAATCGTAGTGCATTAGATGCTGGTGGTAATGATACTTTTGTTGTTGGTGAAAATTTAAGTGCAGATATTGCTGTACAACATGGTAGCACGGCATATGTAGCAAATGTTGCTTCGTTGACAACAGATACCGCCAATCCAACAAGAACTGATGATAGCCAAAGTGATGCTTTCAATACACCTCTCACTGATAAATGTGTTATTGTAAAACAATCGCCTGGAATCTTTTTTGTTAGAGGCCATTTTGTTGAGGTTGCAGAACAGACTCTTGTCGTAGAAAAGTACAATAATTTTGCAAGCGTAAGAATTGGTTTTCAGATTGAAGAGTCTATTGTTACACCTGAATCAGATACTAGTCTACTTGATAATGCAACTGGTACATCTAATTTTGCTGCTAAAGGTGCACACAGATTAAAGATTACTCTTACTTTATCATCCAAACCTTTGGATAGTGTTGAAGATAAAGATTTCATTACTATAATTAAAGTGCGAGATGGTGTTGTTGAATCACATGCTCGCACTACTGAATATTCTATTCTTGAACAAACGTTGGCACGTAGAACGTTTGATGAGTCTGGTGACTATACTGTAAGGCCGTTTACTTTTGAAGTAAAAGAATCAGTTGATGTTAGTGTAGGTGAAATTGATTATAAAGGTGTGTACGCTGCTGGAAAAAGAACAAGAGATCGCAATACAGCTTCTGATGATCTTTTGGCACTTCAGGTGTCGCCTGGTAAGGCATATATTAAAGGACATGAGTTAGATAAAATTGCTCCAACAATTATTGATGTTAAGAAAGGTCGGGATTTTAACACAATAAATGCCGGCACTTCACCAGCTGACTTGGGTAATTATCTTAAGATTACAAATGTATATGGAACTCCAGATGTTACAGATATTTCTGGCGAAACAACTGTTTATAAAGAACTTAAATTGCATGATGAAATAAACACAACTAGAGGAACATCCAATGGCACACAAATAGGTGTTGCTCGTGTAAGAACATATCAATATGATTCAGGTACAGTTGGTGAGAATGATGCAACTTACAGACTATATCTTTTTGATATTAACGCACTTACAAGAATCAATTTGAGTGGTACACCCAGCCCAACAATTCTGTCTAGTTCATCTAATGGCGGTAATCAGTTGACAGGTGTCACTAGTGGTGCTACTGGATTTATATATGGAGACACTACAAGTGGTGGCACATTATTTCTTACTAATGTCGTGGGAACTTTTGAAGCAGGTGAAAAGGTAAAGTTGTCGGATTCTGCCGAGTCGGATAAAGTGGTAGAGAATTCAAGTAATGCAGATCTTACAATTGATGCTGTATTCACTTATGATCTTGCACGTACAAGGTCAGTTTCAATGGCGGACACTGGTGGAGATACTGGCCAAAACTTTACTGCTGATGTTCAAACAACAATTGAAACTTCAGGTACATCTTTTTTTGGTAATAATGGTACATCTTCAGATGGTACTGCTGACCAAGATGATCGTTTTGTATTAGAGGATGCCGCTGGTGGTAGTATAATGGCATTAGAGCCAGTAACAGGCAGTGGAACTCGTTCTCAAAAAAGAGTCGCAAAACTTATTGAACCAGAAAAGAATGTCAATATTTATAGACTACCAAAGGTTCCTGTTAAAACTCTATTAACAGAAACAAACTCTGGTGTGTCTGATACACAATATACTTTCCGTCAACAATTTGTTGCAACTGCAACTTCTGCTGGTGTGATAACTCTAACTGCTGGTGGGTCATCGGAGACGTTTCTAGCACATACTGAAGCAGATTATACCATTTCTATTTTAACTAATGGTAATGGAACTGCTCAACAAGGCGATATTGTTAGTGCGGGAACTGGATTTTCTGGTGCAGGCACAGCACAATTAACTATTACTAATCTTGCTGCCTTTGGTTCCGGTGGTGCAAAGGTTAAAGTTATGGCAACTTTGTTAAAGACTGCTGTAAGTCCAAAGGCCAAAACAACAAAATTGATGAAACAACTTAAAGTGGATACTGGAAATACAGATCCATACGGAACACGGCCAAGTGATAGAGAAATATCTTTAGGTCGTGCCGATGTATTTGCTTTGGTTGCTGTGTATGAAGCCACTGCTGCTTCTACTGATGCCGTTGCCCCCACGGTTACCTTTACAACACAAACTGGCACATTCACAAGAGGTGAAAAAATCACTGGTAGTGTCAGTAAAGCGACTGCAAGAATTGTTGATACGACAAGTCCAATGAGTGTTGTTTATACAAGTGCACCCGGCAAGGTGTTTACGACAGATGACACTATCACTGGTGCATCCTCTGGTGCAACTGCAACATTAACTGCTGTTACCGTTGGTGACGACTCAATTGTAGACGATTTCTTTCTTGATAATGGTCAAAGAGATAATTTTTATGATATTTCTAGAATCGTAAGACGTAGAGGTGCAGCATCACCTGTAAATAGATTGCTTGTAATTTATGATTATCTTGAACATGGCTCTGGTGATATGTTTACTGTTGATTCATATTCAGATGTAGCAGGTAGAATGGACTATGTTGATATACCAACATATAAAGATTTTAGATTACAGAATACATTTGATTTTAGGCCGACAGTAGAAAATATTGCTGGTGCTGGAACAGACCATACAACAGTAGATGAGATTACTGGTTATTCATTTGATTTCTTTGCTCGTCAATATGATGGTACAGGTGCATCTGCGAGTCATTCTCCAAAACCGGCTTCTCTGACACAAGCAGATTTTGAATATTATTTGCCTAAAAAGGCAATAATTGAAATGGACACTAGAGGTGTAATTAGAGTTGTTGAGGGTCCGTCAGATGAGCAACCTAGACTCCCACAACAATCTGAAGAGACAATGAAATTAGGTGAAATGGATATTCCTGCCTTTACGTTTAATATAGATGATGTTAATCTTCGTAGAGAAAAACATCAACGATTTACTATGAAAGATATTGGTAAACTTCAGGATCGTATTGGTAATCTTGAATACTACACACAACTTTCTCTTTTGGAACGTGATGCAGAAAGTTTTGAAATTACGGATGCAAACGGATTAAACAGATTTAAGTCTGGTTTTATTGTTGATAATTTTGCTGGTCATGGTGTTGGTGATGTTCAACATAAAGATTATCAGTGTTCTGTTGATCAAGAAAAAAATGAACTTCGACCTGAATCAGTAATGAAGAATGTTAGTTTGAAAGAAGTAGCCACAACTGATGCAGCGAGGGCTGGTAATAATTATCAAAAAACAGGAGATTTGTTTACTCTTCCTTATACAGAAGTTATACAGATTGAACAACCATATGCTACACGAACTGAAAGAGTTACACCTGTTCTTTTATCAAATTGGGCTGGTCAAATACAATTATCGCCAGCGGGAGATGATTGGTTTGAAACTGAAGTGGCACCAGCTTTGATTGTTAATGTAGAAGGTGATTTTGAAACAATAAGAGCTCGTGAATTTGGTCAGAGTAGAAGATCCCAACAAGTGATGGGAACTTTTTGGAATTCTTGGGAAACGCAGTGGAGCGGTTTGGTATCGGAAGAAATTGCTGCACAGGGCCCAGGCGGCGGTGGCACTATTACGAGGCGAATAACTCGTCGAGTTAGAACCGGCACTAGGGTGGAGGTTCGTGAAAGAATTGATAGAGAATCTAAAGGAACAAAAGTAATATCTAGAGCGATGGTTCCTTTTGTTAGATCGAGGAATGTTACTTTTGAAGGATTTGATTTTTTACCTAATACACAAGTATATCCTTTCTTTGATGTAACAGATGTAAGTGAATTTACTAGACCTTTGGCTGGATTCTCAACAAACGATTCAAGTTTGGTTGTTGGTGATGCTCTTGTAACTAGTCCTAGTGGTAGAATTAAAGGGGTTTTTGAAATACCTGATCCTAAAGTTAAAGGTAATCCTAAATTTAGAACGGGTTTGGTTAATTTTAGATTAACTTCAAGTCCAACAAATATAGTTTCTGTTGATCCTGTTACTGCTGGTGAAACGAATTATGATGCAAATGGTATTGTTGAAACTTTACAAGAAACTATTATTGCCACAAGAAATGCTGAAGTAAGAAGAAGAACTGTTTCGGAAACTACTACTAGTACAAGTGAAGTATTGTTCGCGCGTGAAGGCGGTGGCGGGGACCGTACCGGCGGCGCCGGCGCCGATGATCCTTTAGCTCAAACCTTTATGGTTGACATAGCTGGTGGTATGTTTATCACGAGTGTGGATCTTTTCTTTGAAGCAAAAGATTCTGATCTTCCTTGCACGGTGGAAATTAGAGAAGTTGTTAATGGTTATCCTGGCCCAAGAGTTTTACCTTTTGGTAGAGTGGTTAAAGATCCTGATGACATTGTTACTGATTCTACTGGTCAAACAGCAACTAACTTTAAATTTGATTCGCCAATCTATTTACAAGCAGGACTTGAATATTGTATAGTGGTAATCGCCAACGTTCCAACATATAAAGTCTGGATCGCAAGAATGGGCGAAACAGAAATTCAATCTACATTGGCTCAGGCGCAGGTTGGTGGAACTTCTGCTGCTGCAACAAATATTTTATTCTCTGAAAGAACTGTTTCAGATCAACCAGAAATAGGTGTTTTGTTCAAAGGACATAATAATAGAACTTGGGCACCTTCTTTGACTGAAGATTTAAAATTCAACTTGTATCGAGCAGAGTTTAGTACAGATACTGGCACAGTTTCCTTGGAGAATGAATCAAATCCAGTTAAACTATTACAAGATAATCCAGTTGAATTTCTGGATGGTAGTGCTGTAATTAAAGTCTTTCATCCAAATCATCAGATGTATAGCACATCAAATAATGTAATTATTGCTGGTGTAAAATCTGGAGTAACAACTACATTGTCTGCGGCTATAACTGCATCTTCTACCACTATTGAATTGACTTCTGGTACAAACTTTGATGATACTAGCGGTGTCTATTCTAGAGATGCATCTAATGTGTATTATATCAAAATTGATGATGAGATTATTTCATATACCTCAATCAGCACAAACACAATTAGTAGTGCAACCAGAGCCGTAGACTCAACGACTGCTGTTTCTCATGCAGAGGGCGCAACAGTTGAACTGTATATGTTGCATAAGATTCCGTTTACAGAAATCAATAAGACACATACTGCGATTGCAAATATTGAAATTGATAGTTACACTATATCATCAACTGCTACAGCAGTTATTGATAGCACTGGAACTACAAGAACAAGAAATGGTGGTGCGGAAGTGACTGCTACAGAAAATGTTTTATATGATGTTGCTAAGTATCAAATTGGTATGATTGAACTTCCAGACACAAGTATCACAGCATCAAAAAGACCAACAACAGCAACAAGTCCAAGTGGATCACAAACTTCTTTTACAAAGACTACTGCTGCTAAAGCTTTCAATATACCATTAAATGAAAACATTTATTATACTGATCCATATCTTGTAGCATCTGATATTAATCAAGACAATGAAATGTCTTCTGTAAAATCGTTATCATTAGATATTAAATTACAAACGAATTTATCTAATGTATCGCCGATTATTGATACTGACAGAATGTCAATGATTGCTGTTGGAAACAGAATTAATAATATTGACTCATCTTCTGATGTTTATCCAACATCTGAGTATTTTGCTTCGACAGAATCGGACGGTGATAATAATTCAGCAATTTATATTACAAAAGAGATAAGTCTTGCACAGGCCGCAACTGCATTAAAAGTCTTCTTTGCTGCAAGTAGAGATTCCGATGCAGAAATTAAAGTCTTATACAAGGTTTTTAAAGAGGATGATGAAACAGATTTTAATGAAATGGGTTGGAGATTCTTCAATGATGATGGAACTCCCGATGTTGCTGTAGGTGCTTCTGCTGGTAGAGAAGATTTTCGTGAATATCTGTATACTGCTGGTGTCACTGATGACGGTCTTGGTGTTGAACTGGAATCGTTTATTGCATTTGCAATTAAGATTGTAATGCAATCAACCAATTCAGCTGCTGCACCTAGAATTAGAGACTTCAGAGCAATTGCGTTGGCAACATAAAATGAATGAAAAAGAATATAGACAAGTAGAAGATAATACAGACCTTGCAAGAGATATGCATTCTGGTGCTATTGTAAATACAAGTAGAAATGCTTATGAAAGAGCTGTTGCTCGGTCTAGAGCTGCTCAACAGCAAAGAGATGAATTGAGGAGTGCGACAAGAGAAATAAATAATATCAAATGCGAAATGCATGAAATAAAATCTTTATTGCAACAATTGGTAAGTAAATAAAACGATGGCCACAGTAACAGCATCATCAGTCTCGTCATCTGATAGTGTAGAAAGATTCAGACAAGAGTTTAATACTTTGCGCTCAGATGTTAGTAATATTCAATCTGGCAGCTTGACTATTAGTAATGAAGCAAACAATCGTATTCTTACTTCTGTAAGTACGAATACTTTTAATGCAGAAGAGAGTTTAACCTTTGATGGATCAACTTTTGCTGTTGGTGGTGCAGTAACTGTAAGTGGTCTTACAACTCTTAGTGGTAATCTTGTTATACCTAATGCGGGAAACATTGGTTCTGATGGTGACAATGATGCTATTGCTATTGCTTCTAATGGTGTGGTAACATTTAGTCAAGCACCAGTATTTCCAGATGGTTCTCTTGCAATTGATGATTTAGATATTGATGGTGCTACGGATATTGGTGCTGGACTTGCAGATGCAGATTTATTTATTGTTGATGATGCTGCTGGAGGTACGAATAGAAAAACAGCAGCTTCCAGAATTAAAACATATATTGCTGATGTAACACTTACAACTGCTGCACAAACAAACATTACTTCACTTGGTACGTTGACAACTCTTACGGTTGATAATATAATTATCAATGGTACAAATATTGGCCACACGTCAGATACAGATGCAATTGCAATTGCATCTGATGGTAAAACTACATTTAGTCAACAAACAACACATTCTGGTGGTATTCTTGTTGCTGATGCTGGTAACATTGGTTCTGCTTCGGATGCAGATGCTATAGCTATATCTTCATCTGGATTAGTTACTTTGTCTCAAGATTTAACAATGGGACATGATGGTGCGGTAATAAATTTTGGTGGGGACAGTGAGATTGCACTAACTCATAATCACAATGTTGGATTGAAGATGACATCAACAGCATATGCTCCTTTGGCTCGTAGAGGTGAGGATGTGTTTATCGTCTTGGACCAAACGGCAGCTGGAGGTACAGATGCTGGTGATAATGTGATCATGAACGCAAGTGATGGTAGTAGCACTGATGATGGTGATGATATTATTGGAGAGGATGAAGTGTTTCTACATAGTGGTATGCAAAGAAACGTTATAGAAATTCGTGATTCTGGCGGCAAATTACTTAATTCTGTTGCTGGATTTGCGCCAGGAGCAATATAATGGCAGTTAGATCTCCTTTATACTTTAGTGGCGGCAACCTGATTGAATTGTCTTCGGGCGAAATCAACCAGTGGTCACAGAAAGCTATTTACCAGTATAGTTTAAATCCTACTGCTGTTCTTACTGTTGTTTCCAGTAGTGGAGCGAATATTGATGCTATCAGCGACACCAGATTGGAGGCAGGCGCAACTTCACAAAGTTCAACTGCTTTTGTTGCAGAGGCTAGCACTGCTGAACCGGGCACTGTGACAGTTTCTTACGATAAAATCAATCTTGCCTATACTGCAACGGATGACATCTCTAATACTTCTGATACAGGAACCACCTTTCCTGTTTATTATGATAGTAGCGCCGGTGCTGTGCGGGCTATGAATTTGACAGATCTTTTGGACACTTTCATTTATCCGGCAGTGGACCTTATGATTGCTGCATCTGAGTCTTCTGATACTGCTGGAACATATACGATAACATCATCAGCGACTGCGGCGAGTAATTACACTAAAGTCTCTGCTTCTGATGTTGCTGTTTTTACAGATACAAGAGCAGACACATCTGCATATAGTTCTTCGGGTATTCCTGAAACTCTTGACCAGCCAACCACGGTCACTAATTACTATCTTCATCGTAGAGATGGTTCTGATCTGACTCCAGATAGAACGCCCGTTCTTATTGATGGTTCTAATAATATTCAAGAGTTTTCCACGAGCACTCTTGCTGACCTACTAGGTGATTGGTTGAGATACACTGCGGCACATGATACTGGTGGATATAAAATTACATATTCTGTTGGAACAAGTGGTAGTGGTAATGCCAGAGGAACCAATATGCTTGATACAAAACTTAATGGTTCTGGTAATTATCAGACAAGACAGGTTGGTGATGATTATCGCTCACAAGAATTTCCAAACGGTTCTCCAGCCACAATCAGCACCTACAAACTTTTTATAAATAAGACATAGGAGATAAACTATGGCTGAAGAAACTGCTGCCTACACTGCGAATGGCGAACCGAAATATCCTTTTGTTGGAAGGATAGTTGAGGCTTATTATACAAATGCGGATTTGACTGAGATTGACATCATTCACAATTATGATGTTCCTGATGATGGTGCACATACAAATGGTGGTAAAGAAGGCACGACAGTATTCTCGGTTTCCGTTGATGAAACGGATGAGCGTTTTCTAGCACTGCTTCAAGAATTTTCTTATGAGTCGCTTGATGAGTGCACAAGAAACAGAAACGAAGCATTTCGTGAGCAATTCAGACAAGCATTCCAAGATTATGCACAAAGAAACAAAGTAGAAATTTTTGAAGAAGTTATTGTCAAAAAAGAAGTTGAAGTTGAAGATGGGCCGTTAGATCTTATATTTGAATTTGATTCTGACAATGAAATACACAAAGATATTCTCTTTAGATTAAAACTAAAAATGTTTGAGCAAGAAGTCGTTCAAAAAAGTAAAAAGAAAAAAGCAAAAACCGATATTCGTAAAGCAGAAACATTAGGAGGAGCTCTTAAAGCATATTGCGAATTTCTTTAATCTGAAAAAATTTGTATATGAGAGATTTGATGATTGAAAATACTATACTATGTGTTAAGTGGGGTGACAAATACGATGACGAATATGTACACAATCTAAAAAAACAGTGCATGGAAAATTGCTCTGTTCCATTTAACTTCTATTGTCTCACTGACAAAAAAACAAAATCCTATGATATAACACTCCCTACAAAATGGGATCCCTACTACGATGAAAATCGTGGTTTCTTTTGGGCTTATCGTAAGTGTTATATGTTCAAACTGAATGAAAGCATCGATGGTGATTTTATTGGTCTTGAGGGTAATAAATTTTTGTTTCTAGATCTTGATGTTATTATTCATCAAGACTTAAAATATTTCTTTGACTTGCCTATGGATAAACCATATATTGTTCGTGGTTGGTGGAATGATATAGGCACAGTAAAACGTAACTTTTCAAAACACAAATCTACAGCTATTAATTCTTCTGTAATTCGATGGGATCGTGGTCAACTGAAAAAGGTATACAACGAAATCAATAAGAATGCAGAGTTGGTATTTTTTACTTATCCTAGTATGGACAACTATATCAATCATCGTTGGTATAACATATGGGATGAAGATGAAGGTTTCTTTAGAGCATTTCCAAAGGGTGACATTTATTCTTGGTATAAAGGAAACACATTTCCTGATGATATGGAAACAAGAAAATTACGAGAAGATCATAAGATTTGTCTGTTCAACAATAGCAATTTCGGTGAAGGTATCAATGACGATGAGATAAAAGAGCTATGGTAGACTATCTAAGATTTACACCAGAACTGTGTTATGATTGGAAACAAGCCGTAGTTGATGTGGAAAGATATTATCCACATCAAATGAAACGCACACTAGATGCATCTATACCATCGCAATTAGAAAGTAAGTTGTGGATTGTTGATGAACTGAAAAAAATAGAAGACTGTTTTGATTTTCAACCAAATATTGCTTTGATAGGTGGATGGTTTGCAAATTATCTAACTCCTTTATTGATAGATAATTTGAATGCCTGTAAAGTGGTCAATCACGAAATAGACAATGATGCAAAAGATATTAGTTATAAGTATAATAAAAGATATAAGGAGACAGGACAATATCAATGTCTTATCAAAGATGCTATGATGAAAGAACTAGATGAAATCTTTGATATCGTTATTAACACATCTTGTGAGCATATGTTTCCTATGAAAAGATTTGTTGAAATGAATAAACAAACATTACCTTTTAATGGGGAACAAAACAACCCTTTATATGTTTTGCAATCAACCAATGATGACCAATATGATGATCACATAAACTGTGTATCCTCACCAGAGGAATTGGCAGAACAAGCTGGTATCGTTCCAGAATATATGGGAAGTCTAACATTATCAAGTGGTATGGAAAGATTTATGGTTATTGGGCGATGACTCTTGTAGAATGGTGTAGAGAAAATGATATATGGTATCTGAAGATTGATATAGAGATTCCAGATATTATTATTAAAGAAGCACAATCTGTTTATGATGAAGGGTTCTTTGTACCACATCGTGGGTCAGACGGTGATGAGTGGTGGTCATCTGCTTTACATGGTTTTGTGCATGAAGATGAGTATGATACTTTTTCTGGTTGGCGTCATACAATGAATCCTGTTGGACATGGATACACTGAAGATACAGTTAAATGGGGTTGGACTGAAGTTGCTGAAGTAGCACCAGAGATGAAAAGATGGTTAGAAGATTTTCCACATAAAAATTATAGACGATGTAGATTTATGTTAATAAAGTCTGGTGGAAGTATTATTGCACACCATGACGCTCACGACGAAAGAATAAATGAAGGTAGACAGAGAAATATAGCTGCAGCGATTAATCTTGCAATCTATCAACCAAATAATTGTTATTTGAGAAGAGTTGATACAAAGGAAGAACTACCATTTGAAAATTGCACTGGTTTTTGGTTTGACAATGGAGTAACACATGAAGCTCTGAATAGTTCAGATGAAAATCGTTTTCATTTCATAATTCATGGTGGTTCAAATAAGGAAAGAAAAATGTTGATGAAAAAATCTTTGGTCAAACAATTTGGTTCTGATGTATTGAGAGAGATAGATGATTAAGAATTTTGAACAGTTCAGAAACCTCTGGACAAAAGAAACGTCTGGTATAAAAATTAAAGAACAGACAAAAAATCTTGTTTTCATTGTAATGTATCCTGATAACTTAGAGTGGGATTTTGGTGTAGAGAAACAGACGCAAACAACATGTGTACAAACTTCTGGTGGTCTTACTGGCGCAGGAAGCGGCCATAATCAAATACTTTGTTATACAAGTGAAATATTTGATGTTCTTAATGATTGTGATGAATATACTCATGCTATGGTTGTAACTGCTGGTATGACGTTTTCTATGACTGCATCTAAATCTTCAATTGAAAGTTTCTATGATTTTGCAGAAGGGAAAAGTAAATACACTCTTTCTAGTGAAGTTCTTTCTGAAATTTTGAAATGGCGTGAAGGTAAAAATGCATTTTGGTGTCGAGGACATATAATTGCAAAATCTGATAAACCAGCATATTTACACCATCAACACGTAGAAATAAATCTTGATGTTTGGAGAGAATTGGGCCGGCCTTTTATTTTTGAAAGATGGAAAAATTACGAAAGATCAGATAAGAATTATCATGATGATTATACTCCACATTGGATAAGACCAGAGGGAAGACCAACTATTTTGAATTTTGATGATAACGCGAGAAGAGTTAAATCATTCTCATATAACAATATGGAAGCTAGAACAAAAATTCAAAATAGAAGTTGGAAAATTCTTAAAGACAGAAAAGAAGGATGGCGTAATAAATTAGATGATGATAATTATTTCAAAACAACTTGTGATAGATTAAACAGTGCATTCTATGTTGAAAACACTGAGAGTTTAGGTGCATATGCTGAGAATCTGCCTGATGAAAAATTTGATATTATTTTTTCGCCAACTGCTGGTTATGTAACAGAAGTTTTAATTGAAAAATTAAATTTTGATGGAGAGATTGTATTTTATGATTATGCTCAAAATAATGTTACAATTAAAGAGAATATTGTTGAGATGAATATGTCTATGGAAGAAATAAAAAAATATTCTGGATACATAGACCAACCGTTTAATTTTACAAGAAGTATTTCTCAGGGCCCGCAAGTTAATATTTTGCGTAAAAGAGCAGAAACATACGGTGACTTTGAATATCTTAGAGGTCTTCAGAAAAAAATGAGAGATACCTATGATATAGAATATTGGTTAATGGATTTGATAAAACCTGATTATAAAAAACTCAAAAACAAAATTGAGGGTAAAAGAGTTTTCTTCAATGCCAGCAATATCTTTAGTTATCATATTTCACATTCAGTTTATACCTTAGATGCATTGGTTAGGTCTTTCAATAGATTACATAAGACACTCAGATCTTCAGAATATTATCTGTTCAGAGGAACTAGACCAACTAAACAACATTTACAATATTTTAGTAAGAAATAAATTTTCATGATAAACGATGATAAATTTGCTGAACTAGATCGGAGATATAATGCATCCAGTTATTTTAAAGTTAAACTTGAAGAAAATTTTATTGAGTTGTCTTTAGAAGAATTAGGTTTGCCTACAGCTGATAAGTTATATGAACAAACTTTAAAGATTGTCGATGAAATTGGTGGAACAAGAGGTTGGTTGTTCGATAATAGAGAAACAAGAAGATATAAAGGATTTAGTATCTGTATAAATCCAGATGGAGACGAATATCTTCAAAGTCCCTATGCAAGTCTTGGCCATCCAGAATTAAATTGGACATACTCAAGAAAGAATAATCCTAATTTACCTTGGACAAATGCTAAGAACACTTACTATGATACCTATGGATTTAGCACAGTTCATCCTATTGTACAGAAACACTACAAAGAATTCTTAGATTGTTTTGACTTGCAACCTACACGTTCAAGAGTAATGTGGTCATATCCTGGCCACGAACAAGGTTGGCACTTAGATGAAGTTCTTTGGTGTGCAATTAGATTCAACATTCCTTTGGTTACTGAACCATCATATGTATTAGAAATTGATGGTGATGATGGTAATGGTAATTCTTTAACATTAACAAAACACTTAGAGGTTGGTAAAGCTTATTTTTGGAATACCAGAATACAACATAGAGTTAGAGATACTGGTGGTGCAACAAAACCAAGAGTTCATATTGTTGCTGCCTTCATTCCTTGGTTTGAGAAAAAAGGAGAGGAATGGAAAAAGAATAAGTGGTTTGGTATTCAACCCGTTGACTTGATAAAATCAAAAATGATTTTTCCTTATGCACCATGAAGATATTTGCTGTTAGAATAGGCACTAAATATGGCATTGAGTATGAAGAATACTTGGAAGATAAATTGTCCAAGTATGAGATTGTTTGGATAAGAGAGCCATACGATCCTAAAGTGACATTACAATGGAATAAGATGTGGGCGATGCAAACAGGCATTGATGAGCCTGTTTGTGTTATGGATATTGATGTTCTGCTTGTAAATGACTACGAGAAAATATTTGAGTATCCTGTAAACCCTGGCCAATTTGTTGCAATGCCTGGATGGTGGAGAGATACAAGAAAAAACAACTATGTCATAAATGGTGGATTCTTCAAGTATTATCCAAAAGATTGTCAATATATTTTTGATAAGTTTATGTCAGATATACATGGGTGGCAAAGACATTACATAGATAACGGAACCACTGTGGGCCCGGTGAACGGAGAACAATACTTTGTTGAAGACTCGGTTAGAGAAAGATTAGAACTTATTACCTTACCAGAGAGTTGGTTTACACGATGGGTTGTAAATGAAGATATCAATTATGGTAAGAGTATGACTAAATGGCAAATTCAGATAACAAGTAAGTATAGAAAATTAACAGGTAACGATTACATTTATCTGGGTGGTGAGTTTCATCCTGATATAAAATTTGTTCATTTTACACACAGAAATAATAAACCACACGAATGGGAAGATTATAAGAATCATGCCTGAAGTAAAGAGAATATCATGGGAGGAAATTAAACATATATGGGAAACACATTTATGGCCAAACAAAGCTGGAGGTATTAAGCCATACAATAAATGGACATGGAGACATCCAAGTAGATACTTTGGTTTTTCATATAACATGGATGTGTCTCCTGTTTTCTTTGGAATACATGAGAATGATAAACTTGTAGCAGTTAATAGTTGTTTTATGAGTAACGATTGGAAAGATTCAGTATATTTTAGATCTAGAGGTTTGTGGACAGATCCAGAATATCGTAGAAGAGGTTATGCTTCTTCAATATTACTTGAAACTATAAAGTATGCAAAGGAAAATGGTGGAACTTGGATATGGACAGTGCCTAGAAAAACTTCATTGGTTGCATATGAAAGTGTAGGTTTAGAACAATGGTCGGCTTGGATGGATGATTTAGAATTTGGTCCGAATTGTATCGCAACTAAATACTTATAAATAGATAATAAACGGAGTCGATCATATGGCCATTCCATCAACAAAAGCCACTTTAAAATCATATTGTTTGCGCTCTCTTGGTTTTGGTGTTATAGACATTAATGTGTCAGACGATCAGATTGATGACAGATTGGACGAGGCACTTCAATATTTTGCTGAATATCACTATGATGGTGTTGAAAGAATGTTTCTTAAACACCAAATCACTTCAGCAGACATAACCAGAGCAACATCTGACACATCTACAACTGCAACTGATGTGGTGGATAGCTCTGTCACTGCAACTTGGAAAGAAGGTAACGGTTATATTCCTGTACCGGCAGCTGTTCTTTCTGTTGTTAATGTATTCCCAATCACTGATAGCACAACGGCCAACATGTTTGATCTTAGATATCAATTGAGATTAAATGACTTGTATGATTTTTCATCCACTTCCATTATGGAATATGAGATGACACTTCAACATTTAGATTTTCTGGAACATGTATTGGTTGGTGAAGTTCCTATTCGTTTTAGTCAGCATCAACAAAGACTTTATCTTGATATGGATTGGAATAACGATGTTGTGGCTGATGAGTATATTGTTATTGAATGTTACAGAAAACTTGATCCAGATTCGTTTACTGATGTATACAACGATATCTATCTAAAAAGATATGCAACTGCTCTGATTAAAAGACAATGGGGTGCGAACCTATCAAAGTTTAATGGCGTAACTATGTTGGGTGGTGTTACAATGAATGGAGATAGTATCTATTCTCAGGCCACTGAAGAAATTCAATCTCTTGAGGAACGGATTCAATTAGCATATGAGTTGCCTGTCAACTATATGATAGGATAAACCATGGCTGTCAATTCCATATTTCATACCAGTAATTCTCATGCAATCGCAACAGAGCAAAATCTTTATAGAGATTTGCTTACAGAATCTATTCAGATATTCGGTCATGATGTTCATTATCTAGACAGAACTCTTGTGGCAGAAGATACTCTTTTGGGAGAAGATACTCTTTCAAAGTTTAGTTCTTCTGCTAAGATTGAAATGTATATTGAGAATGCAGAGGGTGGTTATGAGGGTGAAAGGGAGTTGATGAATAGGTTTGGTTTACAAAACCTAAGTGATGTAACCTTTGTAGTAGCAAAACACAGATTTCAAGACCTGACCAAACAAATTACAATTGAGAGTGGTACAGACACTACAAGTGGTTCTGTATTATTAGAGGAAGGAACCCTAGATAGCGGCACGGTAGAAGCCTCTGCATCATTTGAAGGTGGATATATTATCTCAGAAGCAACACCTACTGATTCAGATAGACCTCTTGAGGGCGATTTGATTTATCATCCAATTTTGAAAAAACTGTTTTCGGTCAATTTTGTTGATCACGATGAACCTTTTCATCAATTAGATAACAATCCAGCTTATAGATTACGGTGTCGCACCTTTGATTATAGCTCTGAGATATTGGATACAGGTATTGACGCAATTGATGCAATTGAAGATGCACTTTCAACAGATGCACTTGTTTATCAATTCACTCTGGAACAATCAAGTGCTGTCAATGAACCTATTAGAATTCATGACACTGCAACAACTAGAGGATTGTTGTTAGATGAAACAGATAGTGACAATATCATAGGTGAAGACGATAGTAGCTCTGTTGGTGAAAGCATACTTCTTGAGACAGGCACCAATCATTATCTGTTACAAGAAGAATATATAATGGGTACAGGTGGAGCAAATACTGGTAGTCTTGATAATACGGCACAAAATGAGCTGTTTGATAGTTTGGACGATACAGTATTGGATTTCACTGAGAGTAATCCATTTGGCGATGCGGGGAGTAAAGGATAATGCTAGGCACACAGTTTTACCATGAAACTATAAGAAAAGTTGTTATTGCGTTTGGAACATTGTTTAATGATATTCAATTAGTTCGTAAGGATAATGATGGCACTATCGTGCAATCTATGAAGGTGCCTTTGGCCTATGGTCCACGACAAAAGTTTCTTGTTAGATTAAGAGAAGATCCAGACCTTACAAAACAGGTAGCGATTACACTTCCACGTATTGGATTTGAGATTCAGAATTTAACTTATGATTCCACTAGAAAATTAAATCGGGTACAAAAGTTTAAGAAGACTAAATCAGGAACCACTAGCAAACTTGATATACAATATATGCCAGTTCCTTATAATCTAGACTTTCAATTATATATTATGGCAAAAAATTCTGATGATGCATTGCAAATTGTGGAACAAATTCTTCCTTACTTTCAACCTGACTATACTCTTACTATTAATGATATGGCAGATATGGGTATCAAAAGAGACGTGCCTATTATTTTGAATAGTATATCGTATGAAGATGATTATGAGGGTGATTTTGAAACAAGACGAGCTATAATTTACACACTAGACTTTACGACCAAATTTTATCTTTATGGTCCGGTTACTGATTCTGGTGTCATTAAAACTGCTATTGTGGACCAGTATGCTCAGATGCCTGCAAAAGCACCAGCAAGAGAACAGAGATATACAGTTACGCCAGATCCTACTACTGCCGATGCTGATGATGATTTTGGATTTAATGAAACCACAGCTTTCTTTCAAGACTCAAAGGTTAAAGATGTGGCTACGGGCGATGATAAGTTAACAGAATGAACAGTGAAATTGATAAAGCTTTAGGAGTAGTTCAAGATATTGAATTCAATCCTCCTGTTGAAAGAAAACTAAATCCAATACAGGTATCTAATAACGAAGCAGATATAGAAAATGATTATGCGTATCAAAGACAAAACTTTTACAATTTGGTTGAACGTGGATCTGATGCAATTGAAGGTATTCTTGAATTGGCTAGGGAAAGTGATGCTCCACGAGCGTATGAAGTCGCAGGTAATTTGATCAAACAAGTTGCAGAGGTGACAGAGAAACTTGGCGACCTTCAAGAAAAAATGAAACGTCTCAAAGAAGTTCCAAGCAACGCACCGAAAAATGTCACCAATGCTTTGTTTGTAGGGAGCACTGCTGAATTGCAGAAAATGTTGAAAGAAAAATAATTATGTTCCACAAAAATTGGATTACTTACGATTATAACGAATTAAGAATATACGATTATCCAAATCATAATTTTCAACCTACTACATTTAGAAATGCATTAAAAAGACAAGCACAGGTTATTGCACAAGATGTGAAACCGGCTGTTTTTGTTTCTGGTGGAATCGATTCTCAAGCAATTGCAATTGGATTTAAATCTGCAAATGTAGATGCAGACTATATCTACATCCGCTCCAGTTATAATGGACACTATGACAAACTAGAATACTTTTTTGTCAATGAGTTTTGTAAAAGAAACTATATTGATTTACAAATCATCGACCTCGAATTTGATAAAAACAGTCTTAGAGACTTCCTATTAGAATCAGAATATTTTGAAACTGGTGTTGGTTCTGGCACTGTATTCTTGTTAGAAGGAATACGAAGATATAAAGGTGACGGATTTCCAGTTACTGCTGATGGTCATTTCATATTTGAAAGAGAGGGTAATGTATGTAAGGGAGTTTTTAAAAAACCTGGCCTTACTCTCAGTCATGGTATTCGAGTAGAAAATCAAATTCTTTTTGATTTATATTATAACTTTATGTTTCAATATTATGAATATATGCACAGAAAAACTCCTGAGATACAATATCTAAAGAAGATGGAAGCCAAAAATCTTATATACACACATATGTTTGTTGGTTTTCCATTTAGACCTAAAATGTCTGGTTGGGAATTTTTAGATAGAGAACATGATTACTCAACTCTATCGTCTATAGATTGGTCTAATGATCATGGTAAAAAGGCAAGATTTACACGAGGCATTGAAGTTATTGTTGATATTCTAGATTTGTCAGAAGAGTATATAGAAAAAAAGTTGCAACATCAAAAGGGTGATGATGATAGGTTCATAACCCTGTATGAATTTGAATCTAAATATAAGTATGTCTGACCAAAATCAATATCTAGGTAATCCTAATCTCAAGAAAACAAATACTCCGGTAGAGTTCACGAAAGAGAACATTATCGAATATCGTAAGTGTGCAGAAGACCCACTTTACTTTATCAAAAACTATGTTCAAATCGTTTCTCTTGACCACGGACTAGTCCCGTTTGAAATGTATAGCTTTCAAGAGGGCATGGTTTCAACCATGCATGATAATAGGTTTTCTATTTTCAAACTACCTAGACAGTCAGGAAAGTCAACTATTATCATCTCATATCTTTTGCATTATGCATTATTCAATCAAAACGTAAACATTGCTGTTCTTGCAAATAAGTCAATCACGGCAAGAGATATTCTTAGTAGACTACAACTTGCATATGAAAACCTTCCTAAATGGATGCAACAAGGTATTATTGCGTGGAACAAGGGTAATATTGAATTAGAGAACGGTAGTAAGATTATTGCTGCTGCCACTTCCTCAAGTGCTATTCGTGGTGGTTCTTATAACATTATTTTCCTTGATGAGTTTGCGTTTGTTCCTTCTAACGTTGCAGAGCAATTCTTTGCATCTGTCTATCCTACCATTACCTCTGGTCAAAACACAAAGGTTATCATTGTTTCTACACCACACGGTATGAACATGTTTTATAAGATATGGGTAGATGCACAGGAAAAACGAAATGATTATATTGCAACAGAAGTTCATTGGAGTGAAGTTCCTGGCCGTGATGAAGAGTGGAAGAAAGAAACAATACGAAATACTTCAGAGTCACAGTTTAACGCTGAGTTTGAATGTGAATTCCTAGGCTCAATTGATACATTGATAAGTGCACACAGATTGAAAACTTTGGTATATAGAAATCCAATTCAATCAAATGCAGGGTTAGATATTTATGTTCGACCAGAAAAAGACAATGTGTATATGATAACGGCCGATGTTTCTCGTGGAACCGCAAATGACTATTCTGCCTTTGTAGTTTTTGATGTGACTGAAATACCATATAAGATGGTTGCGAAGTTTAGAGATAATGAGATCAAACCGCTTCTATTTCCCACAAAGATACATGAAGTTGCAAAGGCATACAATCAAGCATACGTGATGGTAGAGGTGAATGACATAGGTGAGCAGGTCGCTAACGCTTTACAGTTTGATCTTGAGTATGACAACCTAGTTATGGCTTCGATGCGAGGACGGGCCGGACAAATCCTTGGAGCGGGATTCTCAGGCGGTAGAGCGCAATTGGGTGTAAGAACAACTAAGGCTGTCAAGAAGATTGGTTGCTCTAATCTTAAACAGTTGATAGAGGACAACAAACTAATAATAGAAGATTATGATGCTGTCAATGAACTGTCTACTTTTATAGTCAGAGGTTCATCCTATCAAGCAGACGATGGATGTAATGATGATTTGGTTGCATGCATGTTTATGTTTGCCTGGGCAACAGATCAGACTTATTTCAAAGAACTTACTGACAACGATATAAGAAAGACAATGATAAAAGAGCAACAGGATATGTTAGAGCAAGACATGGCTCCATTTGGTTTTATTGTAAATGGTGTAGACGATCCTTTCGAAGATACTATAGATGAGTATGGAACTAGATGGACACCAGTTGTTAGAGATTACAGTACAAATTGGTAAAACACTAAATAAACTCAATTAGGTCAGAATCTAATTTAATAAAACAATTTGCACAGACAATTTTTGAATTCTTTATCAGTTGAGTTGATTCTTTACGACTCTCTTCATTCATGCCTTTACGTTGAGTAAGTTTTCTGATTTCATTGTTGTGTGGGTAGAACTTTAAACAAACAGTTTCGCTTTCACCACAATGAACACAGGATTTTTCAGCAAGGTATTCGTTAAGCCACACTATGCGTTGTCTATAGTTACGACGTGCAACTTTCTTTATTGTTTCTTTGTATTTTTCATAATGTGTTGACATACATTTATTTATAAGAATTACAACATATAAAAATGGGGTTTAGAAAACTCATTTTTATAAATAATAACAAGAATAACTTAAGAGTTTCCAAGACTCTATCGATTGAAGGAGTACGAAAAATGGGTTTTTTAGTCTCTCCAGGCGTACATGTTAAAGAAATTGATCTCACTAATATCATACCCGCCGTACAAACTAATATTGGCGCAGTTGCTGGACCTTTTGAGAAGGGCCCGGTTGCTTCAGTTATTAATATTGGTTCTGAAGAAGAATTAAGAAGTATTTTTGGCGAACCCAACGGTGACAACTTTGAATATTGGTTCACTGCTGCAAACTTTTTGCAGTATTCCAATGCGCTCAAAGTTGTCCGTGCTGAGTCTGGTGTTCTAAATGCTGCATCTGAACTAGGCGTTTTGATTAGAGACACAGATCATTATTCGGGTTCTTTTAGAGATGGTCAAGGAAGTGTTGGTCCTTGGGCAGCAAGAAGTGCTGGTGATTGGGGTAACTCTCTTGCAGTTTCCATTTGTGCAACTGCTACAGCGTTTTCGCAGAACATTACAGGTGCCAACCAAGTTAACGGTGCGGCATCTAACGGTGCAACATCTGTTACTGTTGATGACGTTGACCTTGCAGACAACGTTATTAACGTTGGCGATATCGTTTCTTTCTTCACAGACAGTGGATTCGGTACTCCAGCTAGTGGTCATGCAGGTAAAGAATATGAGGTCACTGCTCGTGACACAGCAAACAACACAATTACAATTCGTGAACTAGACAATCCGAATGGAACTGGATTGGTTGCAGACCTTGCTGACAATTCCTACATTCGTAGGCGTTGGAAGTTTTATGATTTGTTTGATTCTGCGCCAGGTACTTCTGAGTGGTCTACTCAAGAAGGACGTGGTACGGCTGATGAGTTACACATTGTTGTTTATGATACAACAGGTAAAATTAGTGGATTTAGTGAAAGTGTTGCTGGTCAAAGAACTCTCTCTGTTCTAGAAACATATTCAGCACTCTCCAAGAATCCTAAGGCTAGAACAGCTCAAGGTGGAACAAATTATTATCCTGATGTAATTTACACACGATCTGCAAACATCTTTTGGATGGATCATCTTTCTTCTGGAACAAACTGGGGTAGTGACTTGGATGTAAGTAACAACATTATCCTCAACGGTACGGATTCTAGTAGTTCGGATGAAGGTGATGCTGTTCTTTTAGATGGTACAGATAGTTCTGGTTCAAATGCTGGAGATAACGTTATTCAGGACTCCGGTTCTGGTGCTGGTGCGTTCACTGCTGTTGACACCCCGACATATGATGGGTTGACTGGTGGAACAGACGATTATTCTTTGACTCTTGGTGAAAAGAGAACAGCATATGACTTGTTCGCAGACACAGAAGCTCACGACATTAACTTTGTTCTTGGTGGACCTTCGGTAACGGTTACTGGTTCATCGTTCGGCACAGCTGGTGATGAGTTTGACACACATGGTACGATGATTACAGACCTTTGTGAACTCCGCAAGGATTGTGTTGGTTTCATCTCTCCTGCTCGTCAGGCGGTTGTTAACGTTCAGAGTTCAAACACACAAACAGTAAATGTTAAAGATTCATTTGATACATTGCCATCGTCTTCGTATGTTGTATACGACAGTGGTTATAAGCAGATGTATGATAAGTACAATGATGTGGTGCGTTTTGTTCCTTTGAATGGCGATATTGCTGGGGTCTGTGCAAACACAGACAGAGTTGCTGATGCATGGTTCTCGCCGGGCGGTTACAATCGTGGTAACATTCGTGGTGCGATTAAAGTTGCTTACAATCCAAAACAGTCTGAAAGAGATATTCTCTACAAGGCTAGAATCAACCCTGTTGTTGATTTTCCTGGCCAGGGTGTGGTTCTCTTTGGTGACAAGACTGCTCTTACAAAACCAAGTGCGTTTGATAGAATCAACGTTCGTCGTTTGTTCTTGGTTCTTGAAAAAGCAATCGCAACTGCTGCCAAGTTTACACTCTTTGAGTTCAACGATGAGTTTACAAGAGCACAGTTCCGTAACTTGGTAGAGCCTTTCTTGCGAGATGTTCAGGGTCGTAGAGGTATCACTGATTTTGCGGTGATCTGCGATGGTACGAACAACACGGGCGAAGTAATTGACAGAAATGAATTTATTGCTGACATTTATGTTAAACCCGCTCGGTCAATTAACTTTATCACTCTTAACTTTGTTGCTGTTCGAACTGGTGTCGAATTCAACGAAGTTATCGGCAGATTCTAATAAGGAGCAACGAAAATGGTTGGAACATTAGACGAATTTAGGTCACAACTACTTGGTGGTGGCGCTAGAAATAACCAATATCGCGTTGAGATTAATAATCCTCCTGCTGGTGCTGTTGGTTTGGATACAAGAAATGCTGCGTTTTTGTGCACGGCCGCTCAGATGCCTGGAATGACAGTCACTGAAGTTCCGGTGCCGTTCAGAGGTCGTTCATTGTTTATCCCTGCTGATAGAGAATTTGAACCGTGGACTGTAACTTTCTTGAACGACACAAACTTTGCTATTAGAAACGCAATGGAACGATGGAATAACAGTATGAATAATCTTGTCACAGGTCAAGGCTTGACAAGGCATGATGAATATACTGCTGACCTTAAAGTTTCGCAACTTGATAGAGATGATACAATATTGAAAACATATACCTTTATCAATGCGTTTCCGACAGCAGTTGGTGCGATTGACTTAGCTGCTGGTACTTCAGACACGATTGAAACTTTTGATGTAACGTTTAGATATCAACACTTTGTAACAGATGGTGTAGTTGAGGATGCACCTTCTGGGCCATTTTAGTGTCTGACTATATATTTCTAAACTACTAAATAGTAGTAAGGAGATATAATGGCAGAGCTATTTGGTTTTAGTATTACTCGTAAAGGGACTCAGGGCAGTGAAAATACTTTCACTGTCCCGACTCCTGACGATGGCAGTATTGAGGTTGCTGGTGGTGGTTTCTTTTCTTCCATTCTTGATACGGATGGACGTGAAAGAACAGAACTTGATTTAATTAGACGTTATAGAGATATTGCACAACAGCCAGAGTGTGACAGTGCAATTGAAGATATTATTAACGAAGCAATAACTTCAGATGAATTTTCTCAGTCTGTCATGGTTACTCTTGACAGACTTCCCTACCCAGAAAAAATTAAAAGACTTATTCGAGAAGAATTTAATAGTGTTCTTTCTCTTTTAGAATTTGAAGAGAAAGGTCATGATATTTTCAGACGTTGGTATGTCGATGGACGAATTTTCTTTCATAAAGTTATTGATCAAAAAAATCCCAAGAAAGGCTTAGTTTCATTAAGATTTATTGATGCAACTAAGATTAAGAAAGTAAGAGAAGTAAAGAAAGAGAAAGACCAAGCCACTGGTGTAGATAAAATTAAGAAGATTGAAGAGTATTATATCTACAATGAAAAAGGATTACACTCTGCTGGATATGGCGGAACTCAACAAGGAATTAGAATTGCTGCTGACGCCATAACGTATTGTCCCTCTGGTGTAATTGATCAAAACAGTGGTAAGGTTTTATCTTACTTACACAAAGCAATCAAACCTGTCAACCAATTGAGGATGATTGAAGACGCGTTGGTTATCTATCGCATTTCACGAGCACCAGAGCGTAGAATTTTCTACATTGATGTTGGCAATCTTCCTAAGATAAAAGCAGAGCAATATCTTAAAGATGTGATGAATCGTTATCGTAACAAGTTGGTGTATGACGCATCAACTGGTGAAATACGAGATGACAGAAATCACATGAGTATGCTTGAAGACTTCTGGCTTCCACGTAGAGAAGGTGGTCGAGGAACAGAAATCACAACACTGCCGGGTGGTTCTAATCTTGGTGAGATTGATGACATTCAATATTTCCAGAAAAAACTTTATCGGTCATTGAATGTTCCTATTTCCAGACTTGAGTCAGAATCAAACTTTAGTCTTGGTAGAAGCACAGACATTACAAGAGATGAACTCAAGTTTACCAAGTTTATTCAGAAGCTAAGAAAGAAGTTTGTTCATCTCTTTACAGACATTTTGAAAACTCAGTTATTGTTAAAGGGTGTTATCTCTTTGGATGATTGGGATGTAATGAAAGAACACATTCAATATGATTTTCTTAAGGATGGTCATTTTGCAGAGCTAAAAGAAGCAGAGTTGTTGAATGATCGTATTACAACTTTACAGAATATAGAATCATACATTGGAACATTCTTCAGTAAAGAATATGTTTTGAAACATGTGTTGCGTATGAATGATGCTGAGATAGCTGATATGCGTGACCAAATTGCAACTGAAGCAGAAAAAGATCCAATGGATGGTGGTGTGCCGAATGATGGTGGTGATGGTATCCAAAGATACCCAACAGATTCAGCTGGTATGGCAGTTGATCCAGAAATGGATGCTGGAGATAGAGCAGCACTTGCCTATGGTATGGATCCAAATGCAGACGAAGGAGAGCAACAGTGACGAGTAAAGAATTTGTAGATATGGTTGTAGATGGTAATAATGTAGAAGCTGAAGGTGCATTTCAACATGCAATTTCTCATAAGGTGAGTGATGCTCTAGAAGGCAGAAGAAAAGAATTGGCTGCATCTTTTGTAAGCACCAAGAGTGTAGAAACTGAGGAAGATTAGTGGCGGAATTTCAGTTAGTAGTTAATGGAATATTAGAGACTTATACTAAATATGAAGACATTCCAGATACTTTCGAAAATGTAGTTAAATTTTTACCGGATCTTCCAGAACCAGAAGGTGAGGATGGAAATCATACAGATGAACAACACGTAGAGATGGCAAGATGGAACGGTAGACTACAAGCACTAATGGAGAAAGAACGTGCCCGCAGCAACTAGAATTGGAGATGCAGATGTACCACACTGTTCTGGTATGACTAGAGCAGAAGGTTCAGTAAATGTATTTGTGAATGGTATCAAGTGGAGTTGTCAAGGAGATGTTAATACTGTACATTTATTGCCTGGCAGTATCCCTTGTCTACCACATGCTGCTCCTATTGCAACTGGTTCTACTACAGTATTTGTAAATGGTGATGGTGCTGGTAGAATAGGTGATGCGATAACAAATTGTACTTCTGTTGCTGCTGGAAGTGATAATGTTTTTGCAGGACCGTAAAATGAAACAGAAATTTGAAAATATGTATAAATCTGTTGTTGAAAAGGATGAGCATAAAACATCTAAGGAGTATAAAAAACTTTCTCCGAAGATGAAAGATGCTGTTGATTCTATTTTTAAGGTGATGGATTCTAAACCTTCAGATTTCCTAAATAGTTTTGAAAAAATAATAAAAGACACATCAAATAAATATAAAGTGCCAGAAAAACAAATTATGGCATACTTTGAAAAAGAAATGCTTTCGATTTAAGGAGCTAGAAAATGGCTGTCGCAACTAGAACATTAAAAGATACCGTGGTGAATGCTTCCGGTGCTGGTGGTAAAGTTACCATTTTGGTTAATTGGGATGATGAAGATTCTTCAAATAATAATATTTTAGATGCTTCTGGTCTTGATGGTCATGCAAATGGCGCAAAATTGGATATTACTCGTATCTGGTGGGCAATTACAGGCGGTGTTGCAGACGATGATCAGAACTGGGCGTTTATTGAATTCAAAGGCGCATCATCTGATACTCTCGCAATCAATCTTACTGGAACTGGACATTATGATGGGACGGCGGGGCCTATTACCAATAACGCAACAAATACAGGTGCAACCTCTGGTGACTTGGAGTTGAGTTTGCGTAACTGTTCTGGTTCAATGATTATTGAACTGCGTAAAGACGAGAACTTTACATCATAGGGGATATGAAATGCAAGCACGTCAGAGGGGATATCCAATGCAAGTTGTAAAATTATTTTCAGAAGCCGTAGAAGAAGTACAGTATATCTGTGAAGAAAAAGAAAACGGCGGCAAGAACTATAAAATTCGTGGTGTCTTCATGCAAGCAGACATCAAGAATAGAAATGGCCGTGTATATCCAATGGAAGTATTAGAAAAGGAAGTACAACGGTATAACGAAAAATTCATCGATGAAAATCGAGCGTATGGTGAACTAGGTCATCCTGATGGCCCGACAGTTAACCTTGAACGTGTTTCCCATATGGTTACTTCACTGAAACCAGATGGTAAAAATTTCATTGGTGAGGCAAAAATTTTGAAAACCCCGATGGGAGAAATAGTTAAGAACCTTATGGATGAGGGTGCGAAACTTGGAGTTTCTTCTAGAGGCATGGGAAGTTTAGACCAAAAAAATGGTGCTAACTATGTGAGAGATGATTTCTATTTAGCAACTGCTGCGGATATCGTTGCCGATCCATCTGCTCCAAACGCTTTCGTAGAAGGTGTTATGGAAGGAAAGGAGTGGGTATGGGATCATGGTGCATTGATTGAAGCACATCTTGCTGGATTGAAAAAGGAATTTGATGTCAAAGAAAATAAAAGACAAGCGAACAAAGAAGCATTAGAGTTCGCTAAATTCCTCAAAATGTTATAATTTATAAATAATATAAACAAAAAATAAGGAGAAATCCATGTCTGAACTAGATACAACAATTGAGGAGCTTGAAGCTGAAGTTCTAGCGGAACTTGAAGAAGCTAATGGTGCAGATGCTCCTATGAAAAGCGCCGCTCCCGCTGATAAACCTGAGAAGGTTAAGGATGAGGTCAACAAAGAAGAAGATCTTGGTGGTGCAAAACCAGAAGCCAAAGTTGAAAAGGGTGCTGATGAGGATCGTCCCGAAAAATCGATTGGTAAGAAAGCAGCTGCTTCTGCCGATGAGGTTGGTGGCGATGCACAACAGAAGGGCGAAGGTAAACCCGATGCCCCTCAAAAGCTCGCTGCTGGAGATGAGGTGGAAATGACTGACGAACAGGAAGTCGTTTCAGAAGACAAAGAAACAGATGACAACATTGAAGAAAGAATTTCTGATATTAACGTCAAAGAAGATGTTTCTGCTTTGATTTCTGGAGAAGACCTCTCTGAAGAGTTTAAAGTTAAAGCGGCCACAATTTTTGAGGCTGCCGTTAAATCTAAGATTCGTAGTGAAGTTGTACGAATGGAAGAGGAATATTCTGTTCAACTAGCAGAAGCTACTGAGACAATTAAAGAGGAACTGTCCGAGAAAGTTGATAGTTACCTCGGTTATGTTGTCGAAGAGTGGATGAAAGAGAATGAGATTGCTGTTGAGCGTGGACTCAAGGGCGAAATCGCCGAGGACTTCATTTCTGGTCTGAAACAGTTGTTTGAAGATCATTACATTGACGTTCCTGACGAAAAGTATGATATTCTTGAAGCTCAGTCTGAAAAGATTTCTGAGCTTGAAGAAAAACTCAATGCCTCTATTGAAGAGAATGTTGAGAGAAGAAAGGTTGTTGAGTCTTTGACCAGAGATGCAGTTATACATGAAGTCTCTGAAGAACTTACTGTCACTGAAATGGAAAAGTTTAAGTCGCTAACTGAAGAGTTAGAATTTGTAAGTGAAGATAGTTTCCGTCAAAAACTCGACACACTGAAAGAAAGTTATTTCCCGAAAACTAGTGGGGAAGAGTCTTTCGTGATTGTTGATGGAGATAGTGAAGAACCAGCACAGGACATTGATACGACTGATACGATTAAAACGTACTTGTCGGCCATCAGTCGTACCAAATAGTGCATATTTTATAAATTAAATGTAGAAAAATAATAAGGAGAAACGAAAATGTTTCAAACAGAACATCTACAAGAAAAGTGGCAGCCAGTCCTAGATCATCCTGAACTTCCTAAGATCGATGATAGCTATCGCCGTGCAGTCACAACCGTTATTCTTGAAAACCAAGAAAAAGCGTTGATGGAAGACCGTGCTTTCCTTTCGGAAGCCGCTCCTATCAACTCGACTGGTGGTTCCATTTCTAACTGGGATCCCATTCTTATCTCGCTCGTTCGTCGTGCGATGCCTAACCTGATCGCTTATGATATCTGTGGTGTCCAGCCTATGACTGGTCCGACAGGCCTCATTTTCGCGATGCGTGCTTCGTTCCTGTCTTCGGATGGTGCGGAAGCTCTGGTTGACGAAGCAATGCCTGGTAAGGCTGGTGCTTCTAACCAAAACGCTGCTGGTACTACTGGTGGTGGTGATGTTGGTGCAACAGAAACTAATCCTGCCGTTCTGAACGACAGTCCTTCTGCTGGTACTTACACTTCTGCTACTGGTATGACGACTGCTCAGGGTGAAGCACTGGGTGATACATCCACAAATGCTTTCGCTGAAATGGCGTTCTCCATCGACAAGTCCACGGTTACCGCCGTGACTCGTGCTCTGAAAGCTGAGTACACGATGGAACTGGCTCAAGACCTGAAAGCGATTCATGGTTTGGACGCTGAAACAGAACTGGCTAACATCCTGAGTTCTGAAATTCTTGCTGAAATCAACCGTGAAGTTGTTCGCCGTGTTTATGTTGCTGCCGTCAAAGGTGCTCAGGTTAACACGACAACTGCTGGTATCTTCGACTTGGATACAGACTCCAATGGTCGTTGGTCGGTTGAGAAGTTCAAAGGTCTGATGTTCGGTATCGAGCGTGATGCAAACGCGATTGGTCAGCAGACTCGTCGTGGTAAAGGTAACATGCTGATGTGTTCTGCTGACGTTGCGTCTGCATTGCAAATGGCTGGTATCCTTGACTACACGCCTGCTCTGAACAATAACCTGAACGTGGATGACACAACTACGACATTTGCTGGTGTCCTGAATGGTCGCTACAAAGTCTATGTTGACCCGTATGCCGCTAACGTTGCTGCTTCGCAGTATTATGTTGTTGGTTACAAGGGTACGTCCCCGTATGACGCTGGTATGTTCTACTGCCCGTATGTTCCGTTGCAAATGGTTCGTGCGGTTGGTGAAAACACCTTCCAGCCGAAGATCGGGTTCAAGACTCGTTACGGTATGGCTGCTAACCCATTCGCTCAGACTGCTGGTGCAGTTGCTGCGGGTGACACGCAGAACACTGATGCCTCGATTGATGATGGCGTCAATGTTTACTACCGTCGCGTTAAGGTTACAAACCTGATGTAAGACCCTTTCCACGACAGAAGGATAATAATAGTCGTGGACCTTCAGGGGGCGCAGTTTGCGCCCCCTTTTTTTTGTCTAATATATACAATAAGAATGATTAAACATAAGGTGACAAAAAGGATGAGAAAAATGGAATTAGGCAATCCAGTAATTACTGCATTGGTTGGTTTGGTTATCTTTTATATTGGTTTGAAAATGTTTAGTGGTGGAATGAAATCAATGGGTAATATGGAACATTTACAATTCTTTATTGCTAATCCAATGTATATGTTCTTCGGTGGTATTGTTATGACTCTCCTATGGCAATCTTCTTCTTTATCAACAACAGCCATTATCGCTCTTGTTGCATCTGGTGCAGTGCCATTACCTGCTGCGATTGCTGCGGTGCTTGGTGCCAACATTGGTACAACTGGTACGATATGGCTTGCAGGACTTTTAGTATCAGATGGAATGCCAAGGGGCGATACGTTACGAATAGCTATGGCACATACAGGTGTTAATATGTTTATGGCAGCAATGTTACTTCCTTTTGTGCACCATATCGCACGATTTTTAGGAAGGTTTTAAAATCATATAAATACTAGTATGGCAACAGCAGGAACATTATCAAGACAACCAGATGTTTTGGATTATGCAAGTCCAACACAGTTTACTTTTGTGATTAATCAATTACCTAAAGTACAGTTCTTTACTACGGCTTGCAATTTGCCCGGCATTACTTTAGGAACAACAACTTTTCCCACCAGATTTACACAAGTTCCAATTCAAGGCGATAATGTAACATTTGATAGTTTTAGTTTATCTTTTATTGTTGATGAACATCTAGAAAATTATTTGTCTTTACATGAATGGATAACTGGTGCTGGGTTTCCAAGATCTACGGAACAATTTCAAACCTTCAGAGATGAAACTTCTGAAACATCAGATTTAGGTTATCAAAAAGCAGGAACAAGATCTGGTATGGTTACAAAGTCAGATAGAAATATGACTTCTGATTCAACACTAACAATATTATCTAGCAAAAATAATCCTATTGTTGAAGTCAGATTTCGTGATATGTTTCCTACTACATTAAGTGCTCTTGATTATGATCAAAGTGCAACAGATATTGATTATCTAAAAGCAAGTGCAACTTTTGAATATCAATTATATGAAATTATAAAACTTTAGGATGATACATGGACAAATTGAGTGAGCTCGCAGCAGAGTCTAAGCGAGATTTAGATATTGATGACACCTTTGAAAATTTACACCAAGAATCATATAAGAACCAAAGAATTCGACCCAAATGGAGTGAGTACAAAGCAAAGTACAAACTTCTAATATTCCAACTGAAAGCTGACCATCGCAGACTATACTTAAACAAGTGGGAATATTACGCGGGCAAAGCTGACCCGAAAACTTATTCCGAAAAACCGTTTGATATGAAAGTTCTTAAGACAGACCTTGATATGTACATCAGTGCAGATGAGGAGATTATCGAAAGTGAAAAGAAAATTGAGTATTACAAGACAATATTAGGACTTGTTGAAGACACTCTAAAAAGTATAGAGCAAAGAGGTTGGGATATTAAGAACGCCCAACAACAGCAGATACATTTGGCCGGAGGTTTTTGATGAATGATTTTGATGTGAAAGTTGATGAGTATAGTTGTTTCCCCACAATGATTTACAAGTTTGAAGCAGACTTGTCTGATTATTATGATGATATGTTAGAATACATTAAGATACAACCGATGGAACTGGATGGTATGATTCAGACCAAAGATGATTTATATGCTTTGGAAACATTCGGTCCACTAGTAGAAGTTGTTCGTCATACTACAGGAAACATTCTCAAAAATCTACAATATGATGATTACAAAGAAATTGAAATCACGAGCATGTGGGGTAACCATATGCAAGAGGGTAGAGCACATCCACCACATACACATTCTAATAATGTTATGTCTGGTGTGTATTACATTGAAAGTTCAAAAGATGCAGCTCCCATACAATTCTTTGATCCCAAATCACAAGCAAATGTGTTGAAGCCAAAAGGAGTTGCGACCTGGCAAAATTCTTCTATGTTGCAGTTTAACTCTGATGTTGGAACAGGATTAGTTTTTCCTTCATGGTTACAACATTGGGTTCCTCCTACTTCAGCAGCAAGAACAAGCATCTCTTGGAATTGCATCATTAGAGGTGACTATGGTTCCAGAGAAGAATACCAGTATGCTTATTTCTAAGAAGGATGAAGTACATCTCGTATTATCAGATGTAGAACCATCTATCGCAGCAGAACTAAGCGATTTCTTTACGTTCGAAGTTCCCGGCTTCAAATTTATGCCTGCATATCGTAGTCGTATGTGGGATGGTAAAATTCGTTTATTCAATATTCATACAGGAGAAATTTATGTTGGACTTTTACCTTACATAGAAGAGTATCTGCAAAACTCAAATGTAAAGTTTGAACTTGAAAAAGGTGTGGTAAGTAAAAGGTCTATCTCAAGAAAAAATGTTGAGGGTTTTGTAGAATCACTAAAACCTACTCTTGGTGGTAAAAGAATCTCACTAAGAGATTATCAAGTTGATGCGGTTGCACATGCGATTGCATCAAACCGAGCTCTTCTCATTTCACCTACTGCATCTGGTAAGTCACTTATCATATATTCTCTTGTTCGTTACTATCACTTCAAGAAACTGAAAACACTTATATTGGTTCCTACTACTTCACTAGTAGAACAAATGTACAAAGACTTTGAGGATTATGGTTGGGATTCAGAAACCTATTGTCAAAAAATTTATCAGGGGCATGACAGAAACATAACCAAGGATGTAGTTATATCAACATGGCAATCATTGCATAGAATGCCACCAAGATATTTTAAACAGTTTGGTTGTGTGATAGGTGATGAAGCTCATTTGTTCAAAGCAAAGTCTCTCACTGGTATCATGACTAAACTAAACAAATGCAAATATAGGTTTGGTCTAACAGGAACTCTGGATGATACTCAAACACATCGTCTCGTTCTAGAAGGATTGTTTGGAAAATCTAAATATGTTATAACAACCAAAGACCTTATTGATAATAAGACATTAGCCAATTTAGAAATCAATTGCATTGTATTAGAACATTCAGGTGAAGACAGCCAAACAATAAGAGATTATGATTATGCACAAGAACTGGAATTTATCGTCACAAAACCTGAAAGGAATGACTTTCTTGTTAATCTTATGGGGCATTTTAATGGAAATACACTATGCCTTTTTCTATTTGTAGAAAAACATGGTCAAGTTTTGTATGATTTATTATTAGATAAATATAAAGACAGACCAATATTTTTTGTATACGGCGGCGTCAATACAGAAACAAGAGAAGAAATTCGGGAGATAATTGAAAATGAAAAAAATGCAATCATTGTTGCGAGCTATGGCACCTTTAGCACTGGTATCAACATTCGTAATATCCACAACATCGTGTTCTCTTCACCGTCCAAGTCTAAAATCAGAGTCTTGCAGTCCATCGGAAGAGGCCTGCGAAAGACTGACACTAAAAGTACCATTCGATTATACGATGTTGCCGACAACCTCAACAACACTGATACTAAAATCAATTTTTCTTTAAGACATTTTTACGAACGCCTTAAGATATACAAGAGCCAACAATTCAACTATAAAGTCAACAGGATCAAACTATGAAAGAATCAGTTACAATTCTGAAATTGACTAACGGCGAAAGTATTATTGGTAAAATAGTAGAATCTGAAGATTTTTTTAACGATACACAAAGAACTATACATGTATCTTTGCCACTAAAATTTATGATTATGCCTAAGATGACAGAAACAGGATTTGCTGAAGCACTCAGTCTTTCGCCTTGGGTACATCCATTAACAAATAGTGAATATATTGATATCAATTCTCGTAATATTGTAATGTCAGTGCCAGCTTCTCCAGACCTTGCAAAATATTACAGCCATTGTGTTAATCAATTTAACTTTTCAACCCAAACAAACTTCGTTGAAGAAATAGAACCTACAGATGAAGAGTTGAATGAAATTGAAGAAGAAGAATTAACAGAGAATTTAGATATATTAATGAAACACTTTAAAACAGATAAAACTATTCATTAACCGCCCCACATAGGCTATTATAGGTGTTGTGTTATCCTTTGTCAAGTCTTTTTATTATATTGACATACTAATATTTTTGTGGTATGATGTGTTATCAAAGGAGATAAAAGGTGACAAAGAAAAAAAGTGTACATTATGTAGACAATAAAAAATTTCTTCAGGCCATGGTAGAATGGAAGGAGAAATGTAAAGATGCTGATGAGGAAGGTGATCCCACGCCACCGTTAACAAATTATATCGGTGAGTGTTTTCTGAAGATTGCAACACATCTATCTTATAGGCCAAACTTCATTAACTATTCATATCGTGATGAGATGATATCTGATGGTATCCAAAATTGTTTGCAGTATGCGTATAATTTTGATCCAGAAAAATCTAAAAATCCATTTGCATATTTTACACAAATAATTTACTATGCATTTCTTAGACGTATAACCGCTGAAAAGAAACAAGTGCATATTAAAAATAAAATGATTGAAAAGCAAAGTTATGAACCTTTTATAACAATGGAAGGTGATGACACTGTATATAGTATTGATGAAACATTAATTAACAATATGATACCAGATGAAGACGTATATAAACCTAAAAAGAAAGAAGTTAAATCAACTAAAGGATTAGAAGCTTTCATGGAGAAAGACTCTTGAAAATTGCATTAATTACGGACACTCACTTCGGTGCACGTAATGATAGTCTTGCATTTAATGATTACTTCTTTGAGTTCTATGAAAAAATTTTCTTTCCTTATCTCAGAGACAACAACATAACCACTGTTGTTCATCTCGGTGATGTGATGGACAGAAGAAAGTTTGTATCATATAGAATCGCCAAGGATTTTCGTGAAAGGTTTATAGATCAATTTGCGGGAATTGATTTTCATATGCTTGTTGGAAATCACGATACCTATTATAAAAATACAAACGAAGTTAATTCTCTGCAAGAACTGGTGGATGGCAAACACAGTAATATTACGGTATATCCAGAAACTACAGAAGTAGAATTTGATGGATGTAAAATATTATTTGTGCCTTGGATTAATAATGAGAATATGTCTAGCACCATGAAGATGTTAAAAACATCCACTGCACAGATCTGTATGGGCCATTTGGAGTTGAATGGTTTTGAAATGCAGAAAGGTTTTGTTATGGATCATGGTTGGAACAAGGAAAGGTTTAGTCGTTTTGATATGGTCATGAGTGGTCATTATCATCACAAGTCTGATGATGGCCAGATATATTATCTTGGCACACCATATGAAATCTATTGGAATGACTGGGGCGACCCAAAAGGATTTCATGTGTTTGACACAAGCACAAGACAACTAGAACGTATCGTAAATCCCTTGACAATATACTCCAAAATATATTATGATGATAGTTTAGAGATGAATCATGACATGACACAATACAAGGACAAGTATGTCAAGTTGATTGTGGTCAACAAGAAAGACCTTTATCAGTTTGATAAGTTTGTTGATAAACTCTTACAGGCTGATTGTCACGAGGTTAAGATTGTAGAAGACTTTTCAGAGTTAGATGCGAACAATGTGTCGGATGATATTGTTGAGAACACTGAGGACACTATGACACTGCTTGAGCGGTATATTGACGAGCTAGATGTGA